TCGTTGTAAAGCGTAATATTATTACCAGAGATCGATAATATTTTGTAACGCCCATCCCCAATATGGATTGGGTCTTCAGCTGAAAATATTGATGCATCCGTAACTGCTACTACAAACTCAGTGGCAGTATTCACATCAGCAGTCAGCGTAGTACGTACAAGATTACCGTTATTGTTATACCGGCAGAACCCTTTGAATACCGCCATGGTATCACCCACGTAGGTACTCTGAAGGAACTTACACCCGGTTAAAACAAAGTTACTAATATCTACCGAGTCATGCTCAATAACCCCATTAGCATCTGGGGTAAAGATAGGAGCAGCACCGACATAAGTCGATAACGGACGCAGAGTAATATTACGGAATTTGGCACAACGCAGAGTGACTGAAGCACCTAACGTATACGTTTGTCCTTGCCCGTCTAAGGTCAAACCTAGCGTTTGTGCTGCCAGGTCAGCTGCTGCAAGGGCAGGAGTCCAGTTACCATCAATAACCAGCGAACTAAACATCAATGGAGTAACAAACTTTAAACTACTATTTAAAAATGAAGCCAGAGTTTGAGTAGTAACACCCGTTTGAGTATGACTGAGTAGCTCAGTACCGTTACCTGAAGCTCCTGAGATCAGATCTGCCCGTAAAGTAGGGTCAGCTTCTGTCGCCATACGAACCAGGGTTTCTTCTAAAGTCTCCCCAGTAGGTGTACCAATTAAAGTAGTACCTATATTGGAGGCGAGACTAACTCCAAGTGACGTAGGATCATCACTATTAAATACATCACAGATTACCTCAACCAGGATATAACCTTCATCCGTTTCAGCAATCTGATCCGCAGTTATAGGTTCGGCTAAGGTGACCGTTCGGGTATTCTTGTCAAAAGTAAACCCATAGTTAAGTGCCTGTCTGGCACTCGCTATATAGATACTACGCACATTAAATACAGTATCTGTGGTTGGGAGAACCAAAGAAGAAGTTTCTGTGGTTACTTCAAAGTACACAGGCTTAGTCTGAACTGCGGCAACCTGCTCATCCAATAGATCCTGTGCTGCCTTAATAGTGTTGGCAGTCTCTTCAAGGACTACAGCAGTATCAGTCACAACTTTAGATGCAGCTACTGCTGTACCCGCAGCCGTCTCAGCATTCGCCTGGCTCTGTGCTGCCGCACTCGCAGACTCTGCTGCTTTGGCTGCTTCCTTAGCAGCATCACTGGCACTCTGGGCAGCATTATTCTCGTACTGCTCCAGATTCTCTTTTTCAAAAGCAAGTGCATCATTTACTGCTTGTTGGATCTCATTATGAGATGTGCAGGAATTGCAGCTATTGTGCTTATGCCCACCACATCCACATCCATTATAATGACTCATATAATCACCTTAAGCTGTTTGAGTGCCAACAACCACACCAGCAGTATCACTTGTAGGGTTGCCTTCAAAAATACGAAGTTTACCATTGGCATCTACCCAAAGGGTATACCCACCTAATTTCAACTTATTCTGTAAGTTGATAGCCTGAATTTTGACGATAGCCTCTTGGAGGCTAGTCCAAAGAGTGGTCATATCAGACAGCATCTGGTTAACCTGAGTTCGATCAACCTGAGTAGCTTGCGCATTAGTGGTAGAGGTAGCTTCACTAGTAGCAGCAGCTGTTGCAGAACCAGCAGCTTCGGTGGCACTGGTTTCAGCTTCACTTGCAGCTTCCACAGCTGCAACCTTTGCAGCAATAATTTGCTGAAGGACTGTATCAGCATACTTATCGGTGGAGTCAGCCTTGGTGACAATCAAGTCTTCAAAAGCAACGGGATAGTCTACAGCAGGGACATAAAATAAAAACTGCCCTGGCATTGACTCATCATCATCTGAATACGTTAAATAGTATGGATAAGGTAAAGGCCACAGAGCCATGGCAATATAGCCTTGGTTATCTGTTTTAAATACCATTTCCGTATCTTCAACAATACCTGCAAAACCAGACCAGAACCCTGCACGTAAAGGCTTGACTGTCACACAGGTGTTAGTCATTGGGGTTCCGTTAGGATTTTTCAGGTAAAGGTTAACTTGTGTAGTGTTACTCATATGTAACCCCCTATAGAAAGATTCCCTAGATAGTAAACTATTTTAGGATCATTGGGCAGATAGTGCCCCTAATTAACTGAGGACTCAAAATGACTCAACAAGAAGCAGAGTACATCGATCACATGGGTGACGACCAACGTGTAGTAGATGTCGCTCGCATTTCCTTTGGCCCACTGAAGAAGGTAACTACCCCTGAACAGGATGCCAGTCTTATCCGTTTTCTTGCTAATGGTGTAACCAGTAAAGATAAAGAGCAGATAATTAACTGGATTATCGAAGGTATTGATCCACACTACATTGATGACCCGGTTGAGACTGCACGACAACTGTATGAAGATATCCGTCATCAGGCTGTACACTGGACACCCTTTGCTCATACTGCAATCTCGTTGCGTATGAAAGCTCCGATCCCAATTCGTACTCAATGCTTCAAGCATAAGCAGGGGCTGGTTGAGAATGAAGAGTCTCGTCGCTATATCAGCGTTACCCCTGAAATCTTCATTCCTGAATTCCGTCAGAAACCCAAAGGTTCGATCAAGCAGGGTAGTGCTGGTATCCACCCTCACAATGAGATTTGGAAAGCAGAATATAAACGCTTAACAGATAAAGCAGTAGCTGCTTATCTTCGCATGATCGAAGATGGGGTTGCACCAGAGCAAGCACGTTTTGTCTTACCTCAAGGTGCTATGGTTAACTGGATTTGGACAGGTAACCTGCTGGCCTTTGCCAACTTCTTCAACAAACGTTCTGATTCTCATGCACAACAGGAAATTCAGGATCTGGCCCATGCTGTAGCAGCTATTGTGGAACCTCTGTTCCCGGTTAGCTGGGCAGCACTCACCAAGTCATAATGGTTAAATAACCAGATTACAGAATCCGGGGAAGTGAGTTATGCTCACTACCCTTTTCAACCAACTCAATATTCTTTGGGTAAATTATGACTAAACCTCTCTCATGTATTGAGACTCCAACAGAGTCTTACGTCATCGACTACCCCCAAGCTATCGAAGCAGCCACTAGCCAGATGGCTATCTTCTGGCCTGCTGAAGAACTGGGTGTAGAGGAAGACGTTGGTGATTTCCATAACAAGCTAACTGAAGGTGAACGTGAAGGTATCCTCACTCTCCAGACTGTTCTGACTCAATATGAGTTAATGATCGGTGGTGAAGAGATGTGGGGTGGACGTATTCAACGTCTGTTCCCTCGTCCTCACATTCAACGTGCCTGTGCTGTATTTGCTATGGTAGAGCTGAACTCCCATGCCCCATTCTATGACCTGATTAATCAGTCACTTGATCTGGCTACAGACGAGTTCTACACCACCTGGAAACGTGATGAAGATCTGTCCAAGCATATTGCATGGATCGATGAACAAGCGTCTTCTGGTGATGCCCTCGAAGCTACAGCAGCGTTAGCATTCCTTGAAGGTGTAATGTTGTTCTCAGCATTTGCATTCTTCAAATCATTCAGCCGTCCTGGCTTTAAGTTGATCCCTCACTTTGTGGCAGGTATCGACGGTTCAGCCAAAGATGAAAACTATCACAGTATGTTCTCTGCCTGGCTTCATAACACCTGTAAAAAGGAACGAATTGAAGCTGGCAATATGGATGAAATCAAACAGGATGCATTAGCTGATGCTATCTGGAAGATGGCTAAGGATGTTCATGATCATGAGTTCGCTATGATCGAACGTATCTTTGCCAAGGCTCCTGAAACCATCCGTGTAGTAACCAAAGAAGAGATGCAGCACTTCATTCGTGATCGAGTAAACGTGGTGCTTAATCGTCTGGGTATGCCGAACATGTTCGAGCAAGAGTCAGGCGTTATCTCCAGCTGGTTCTATACCTCCTTGTCTTCTTATAAGTTTGCAGATTTCTTTGCTGGTACTCAGTTGCAGTACACCCGTAACTGGGCCAAGCATAAATTGGGCTTTAACCAGAACTTAGCTAATGAGCTTTCTGGTGCCCGTGATCTGTCAGCTTTATTAAAACCAGGAGAGTAAGTATGTCGTTTAAACCTACAGGAGTAGAGACTTCAGTCGCTACTGAGTTCGAAGCACTTAGTGCCGAGCGTAAGAAGTTACAAGCACAGGGGTTACTCCCTGATTGGTATACAACTCAAGCATGGCAAATGTTCAAGAGTAAGTACATCGTCGAAAGTGAAGGCTCATTAAGAGCACGTCACCAGAAGATTGCTCACACTCTGGCACGTCATGTACCACAGCTTTATCGTGGTGAACTTGAGAAAGCATTCTTCGATCTTATGTGGAATGGCATCTTATCACCTGCTACACCAGCACTGGCTAATACAGGAACCGACCGTGGTATGCCTGTGTCCTGCTCTGGGCAGGTAGTGGCAGATAGCATTGATGGCTTCTACTCAGCCTTACGAGAGACTGCAATCCTGTCCAAATATGGATTTGGTACTTCAGCAGACTTCTCGGATATTCGTCCTCGTGGTGCCAAGATCAGCACTGGTGGCGTTGCCAATGGTGCTAAAGAAGTTATTGATGACTTTTTCACTTGTACTAGCAAGGTAAGCCAAGGGGGTAACAGACGTGGTTCTGTTGGTGCCTACCTCGATATTGAGCATGGGGATTTCTATGAGTGCCTTAACTCACTGAAAACTGATCCCAATGGCAAGAACTATGGCTGGATCATCAAAGATAGTTTCGTTGAGAAACTGAAAGCTGGTGATGCAGAAGCAAACCAGCGATTCGAAGATGCTGTACATGTCAAAATGCTGACAGGTAAAGGTTATCTGTACTTCATTGACAAGGCTAATCGCCATCGTCCTGCAATGTATAAAGACCGTGACCTGATGCTTAAGGCAAGCAATCTGTGTACCGAAATCATGCTGCATTCATCCAAGGATCTGACCTATAGCTGTATCCTGTCCTCATTGAACCTGGTTCACTGGGATAAGATTAAAACCAGCAAGGCAGTATTCTATTCCACTATCTTCCTGGACTGCTTGTGCTCAGAGTTCATTGAAGTTAGTGATGGTATTGTTGGCTTAGAGAAAGTACGAGACTTCACCATCAAAGGTCGAGCAATTGGCTTGGGTGTAATGGGACTCAGTACTTACTTCCAGTCAAAACGTATCCCTTACGAATCACTGGAAGCTCAATTTATCGACCAAGAGATCTTCAAGCATATCCATGATGAAAGCCTTAAAGCTTCTCAGTGGATGGCAGAAATCATGGGTGAACCAGAATGGTGTGAAGGTCATGGTGTACGTAACACTCACCGTACAGCCATTGCACCTACCAAGAGCACAGCCCTGTTAATGGGTGGTGTATCTGAATCCTGGTTCCCAGATCCTGGAATGGTATTCGAAGCCAGCTCTGCCGCTGGGCAGCTCAGTCGTATCGTGCCTGAGATTTACAAACTCATGCAAGAACGTGGAGTGTACTCAGCAGAAACCATCAACGATATCATTAACCACGTAGGCTCAGTACAACACGTTGACTGGCTTGATGACCATGAGAAGCAGGTATTTAAGACTGCCTTTGAAATGGATCAACGAGTCCTATTACGTCGTGCCAGCTTACGTCAGAAACACATCTGCCAAGGCCAGTCCCTGAACTTCTTCGTACCTGAAGATGGGTCAGAAGATCTGATCTCAGAGTTAATGACTCGTTGTGTACTGGATGAAGAAATCCTGTCTGTTTACTACGTCTACTCACGAAGTGGTGTGGTTGTTAAGGATGAATGCTTAAGCTGTCAAGCTTAAGTGTTTTGTGGGGTGCCCTTCCGGGCACTCTATGAATTCTTTGCAAAGGAAATCCATATGAACAAAACGCATTTAAAAAGAGATCTGAAGTATGCACAAGCATCACTTCACGATGCTAAAAACTGTTTGAAAATGTCTGTTGCTGAAAGGAAGAAAGCTTACTGGGGATCTCAAGTTAAAAAGTTTGAAATCCAAGTAGCTGAACTGACAGCACAGCTTGAGGCTCTTGAACCTAAACCAGTAGACACGACAGTTAGTGCCCATAAGGTACTACTGGCTGCTGCTGGGCATTTAGAGGATCGTGCAGTTACCTATGACAATGCCCAAGGTGAACGTTCCATTCCACTGGTCATTGAGCTGTTCAATAAGATTCGTGGTAAGGATCTTACCCCGGCTGATGGGTGGCTCATTCAAGTCCTACTGAAAATCGTCCGTGCAAACCAGGGTGAATTTAAGCTGGATAACTTTGAAGATCTGGCAGCATATGCAGCCTTGTGGTGTGAGGAATCAGCTAATGATTTACACAAACAACACTAAGATCCCATTATCTATGGCAGTGTTCCTGGCTACTGATCATTACGATTATATCCCTGGAACCTTCTCAGCAACCAAACTACTGAAGCCCATACGTCAGTTGATACTGACCCCTCGTGTCCCTCCAGAGCTGCAAACAGCTGACCTGGAAGACCTGGTAGCTTCTCGTATGGGTACAGCTATTCACTCAGGTATTGAGCTGGCTTGGTCACCTGAAAACTTCCCCAAAGCTATGGAGAAGCTGGGCTACTCACCTGACCTTATTGCCAAAGTTAAGGTTAACCCTAAACCATGGGAACTGAAGGCTGGGGATATTCCAGTGTATATGGAAATCCGATCTGAGAAAGAAGTCATGGGTTACCGTATTACTGGTAAGTTTGACTTCGTAGGTAATGGTGCTTTAGAGGACTTTAAGTCTACCTCTACCTTCAGTTATATGAAGGGTAGTAAGGATCTGGATTATGCCCTGCAAGGTAGTATCTATCGCTGGCTTAACCCGGATATCATTACTAAAGATGTAATGTCTATCCAGTTTATCTTTACTGACTGGCAACGTGCTCAAGCCAGAGCTAACCCTAACTATCCACAGCGTAAGACTGAAACCAAACGTTATCAGTTGCTCTCTCTGGAAGAGACTCAGAAGTATGTCGAAGGTCGTATTGCTCTGTATGAGAAATACAAGCAGGCCAAAGACGAAGACATTCCTGAATGTACTGATGAAGAGTTATGGCGTGATGCTCCGATCTGGAAGTACTACAAGAACCCGGCAAACATGACCCGATCAACTAAAAACTTTGACACTGAAGTTGAAGCTTACAAGCGTCTGGCTGATGATGGCAACGTAGGTATGATCGTACATAACCCTGGTCAAGTTAAAGCTTGTGCATACTGCCCAGCCTTTCCAATCTGTAAACAAAAAGATGAGCTAATTCGTTCTGGTCATCTCGAAGTATAAGGACAAGTATGATCTCCATCAAACCAGTGAGTGAGATGAAATATCATCCCACCAGTGAGAAGATCGTTGATTTTCTCAATGCTAAAACCCTTAACGAAGAACGACTCTTTTTCAGGGTAGTTCTGGCTTACTACTGGGGTGTAATGGCCTCGTCTATGCGAGCAGTCATTAAAGGGTATGATCGTAATGATCTGCCCATCAATATCTACGCTCTGAACCTGTCTCCATCAGGTACTGGTAAAGGCTATTCCACCAGCCTGATCGAACGTGAATTGCTTGCAGGTTTCCGTGAACGATTCCTGGAAGTCACATTCCCTACAGTAGCTGAACAGAACATGTTTGAGCTTGCTCAGAAACGTGCTCAACGTAAATCCACAGCATCTAATCTGGTTGACCCAGAGGATGAACTGGAGAAGGTGCGTAAAGAGTTTGAAAGCTTAGGCAGCTTGCTGTTTAGCTTTGACTCTGCAACTACCCCGGCTGTTAAGCAAATGCGTCATAAGCTTCTTATGGGCAATGCTGGTGGTGTGAATTTACAGATCGATGAAATCGGTGCAAACCTGGTAGGTCAGACTGAGGTACTGGATACGTTCCTGGAACTCTATGACCTTGGTTTAGTAAAAGATAAGTTGATCAAGTCATCTGCTGAAAACGTTCGCCACGAGAAACTTGTAGGTGGTACTCCAACTAACATGCTGTTGTTTGGTACACCGACCAAGTTGTTTGATGGGGATGTAACTGAGCGTCGTTTATACGACATGCTGGAAATGGGGTATGCACGTCGTTGTCACTTTGGTTTCCTGCTGAAAGCCAAGAAACCAGAAGGGATAACTGCTGACGATATCCTGAAACAAATGTTTGATGCCAATGCTGATACCTTCATCACTGACCTGGGTAAAAAACTGGAAAAGCTTGCAGACATTTCCAACCTGCGAAAAGCTATCACCATCCCTCGTGATGTGCTGAAGAATATCATCCAGTACCGTCTGGACTGTGAAGCCAAAAGCAAACAGTACAACGAGTATCAAACCATTCAGAAAAGTGAAATGGAGAACCGTTTCTTCAAGTGCATGAAGTTGGCTGCTGCCTATGCCTTCGTAGATGGTTCACCTGTGCTTTCCCAGGATCACCTGGAGAATGCCATTAAGCTTACTGAAGAATGTGGTGAAGCCTTTGCCAAGCTGCTTACGCCTGAGCGTAACTATGCCAAGTTGGCTAAGTATTTAGCTGATGTAGGCACAGACGTTACCCTGGCTGACATGGATGAGGATCTGCCTTATTTCCGTGGGGGTAAAAACCAGAAGGATGAGATGATTAACCTGGCTATTGCCTATGGTTATAAAAACAACATCATTGTGAAGCGAAGCTACACTGATGGCATCTTATTCCTGAGTGGTGAATCTCTGAAACCAACTAACCTTGATGAGATGATCTTGTCATACAGCAAGGATTTAACCACTGGTTTCGTGCCTAAAGACGTACCATTCGATCAACTGCACAGACTGGTAAATCAGCCTGATCTTCACTGGCTCACCCATAAAGTGATGAACGGTTATCGTAATGAAGAGAATGCCATTCCTGGCTTTAACCTTCTGGTTATTGATGTAGATGGAACCTGTCAGCTGTCTACAGCTAAGTTACTGCTGAAAGACTACAAGGCTCTGTATTACACCACTAAACGACATACCGAAGAAACTAATCGTTTCCGTATCATTCTGCCTATTAACTATGAGCTGAAGCTGGATGCCAAAGACTACAAGGAGTTTTATAACAACGTCCTTGAAGGCTTGCCATTTGATGCTGATGACTCGTGTTCACACCGTTCTAAGAAATGGTTAACACATAAAGGGCATTATGAGTATACGGATGGTCAGCTATTCGATGTACTCCCCTTCATTCCTAAAACCAGTAAGAACGAGGATCGTAAGCAAATGCTTACTGATCAGCATCAACTGGATAATCTAGAACGTTGGGTACTTAACAACACTGGTGATGGTAACCGTAATAAGCAGCTGTTCAACTATGCCATGGTACTGGTCGATGCAGGATTCTCTCTGGATCGCATCAGAAGCCAGGTGAAGGAACTGAACAACAAGCTTCCCGGTAAGCTGGACGAAAGTGAAATTGATGGCAGCATCATGCTCACCATTGCGAAGAAAGTTAAGTAATTGTGTGTTGGGGAACTTCCGTTCCCTTTGTGGGTTTGCCCCTTCGGGGGCATTTCAAAAGAGGTAATTATGTCCGATCAAATCAGCGTTAATGACAACCTTGTACTGCTTGTAGGTAAATCAGCAAGTGGTAAATCGCGGTCACTGAAGAACCTGAAGAACCCGGAAGGTGTGCTGTACCTTAACTGTGAGTCAGGTAAAAAGCTGCCTTTCAAATCAGGTTTCCTGGAACGTACCATTGCACGTTGGGATGTACTCCCTAAAGCTTTTCAGTGGGCTGAAACCCAACCGAATATTCACACCATTGTAGTCGATTCACTGACGTACTACATGGATATGGTAGAGAGCCAGCTCGTACTTACTAGCTCCAATACCCAAGCTGCTTGGGGCCAATTTGCCCAGCAGTTCAAACACCTGATGCAGGTGCTGGTAGCCACGTCTACCAAGAACGTGATCTTCTTAGCTCACACGAAGGATGAAGTTAACGATGACATGGTTCGTGAAACTTGTGTACCCGTTAAAGGGGCACTGAAGAACCAGGGCATTGAGTCATACTTCAGTCTGGTTATTGCCTGTAAGAAAGTGAAGCTTACGGATCTGGAAGAATACCAGAACGGGTTACTTCACATTAACGAGCGTGAGGAGATGCTCGGGTACAAGCATGTTTTCCAGACCCAGGTTACTAAGAACACCATTAACGAGCGTTTACGTGGCCCAGAGGACTTGTTTGATATCAAGGAAACCTTCATCGATAATGACATGCAGTTGGTCTTAGACCGTTTGCATGAGTATTACGCATGAAAATTCCTAAAGAAGATCTCACCCTTGAAATGCTTGAGAAGGTACTAAAATATGATGCTCTTACTGGACATCTTACTTGGATTAGCAAGTCTTGTAATAAGAGAATTGTTATCGGTAGTCGCGCTGGGAGTCTCCACAAGGCTAGCGGCTACCGCCATATAACAATCTTCGGCACCACCTATGGGGAGCATATCATCTGTTACTACATGCATAACAGGCAATGGCCTAAAGGGCATGTAGATCACGATAACCATATTCGTGATGACAACAGAGCAGTAAATCTGAAGGACACTACGATGCTTCAGAATATGCGAAACAGGGGTGCAATCAGCAATACCATTACTGGACACCAAGGTATTTGGTACTGCAAACGTCGTGATCGTTATGTAGCAGAAATCACGATGAATCGTAAGAAGGTATGGCAACGTACCTTCAAAACAGCCAATGAAGCAGCAATCTGCCGGGCTGAAAAATTAATTGAATTAGGTTTCCATGAAAACCATGGCCTAGAAACAAAAGGTAACTAACATGTCTTATTTTGATTTTAACTATGATGCAGAAAAAGCAGTAGAGAAAGATACCCTGGGCACTGGTATGCGCATTCGTGACACTGACGTCTATCCGGGCATCATCAAACTGGCTTACATCACCAAGTCGGATAAGTCCAAAGCTCAGGCTATGAACATCGAATTCGAAGATGATCATGGCATCTACAAAGAGCAGATCTGGTTCATGAATGGTCAGGGTAAAGTCGTCAACGATAAAGGCGAGTACACCAAAAACTTCCTGAAAGCTAACTCGATCTGCCTGCTGGCCTGTGGCAAACCTCTGGTTAAACTGGAACCAGAAACCAAGACCATCAATCTGTATAACTTCGAGAAGAAAGCCGAAGTTCCGACTGATGTTCCTATGCTGGTGGATCTGTGTGGTAAGCCGATCACCTTCGCTATCCAGCGTATTAAAGAGAACAAGCAGAAGAAAAATGACAGTGGTCAGTACGAGCCGATCAACGAAGCTCGTGAGATCAATGCCATTGCGAAAGTCTTCCGCAGCAAAGACGACAAGACTGAGCAGGAAATTCGTGCCAAGCAGGAAGTAGCTACTTTCAAAGATAAGTGGCTCGAAGCTAACAAAGGCCAGGTCTGGGATCGCTTCAAAGAAGTGACTGGTCAGGGTAACGCTGGTGCCCCAGGTGGTAACTTTGCAGGTGCTGGCTTCAACCCAGGATCTGACAATGCCACCACTGGTGATGATCCGTTCACCATGTAATAACTCAGCCCCCTAAACCAGGGGGCTTACTCTGAGGTTACCATGACCCAAGATTCAAACGTAGTACAGGATCGTCCTGAAAATATTCTGCCAGTAGAGAACCACCTTCAGTTAGGTTTCCTGGTAGCAGACTGGCATCGTAACGTTGGCCATCACCTGTTGGCTGTGATTCAAGCCCCGGACGATATCGATCTTAACGTCCAATTCGATGGTGCTGATCAACCTGAGTTGATTACTGATCCTCGTGAACGTGCTTTATTTAAACTGGGTGTAGAGTATGCTCTGAACCAGTTCTTAAATCTGCCTTTCACTATGGAAGAGGATCCTAATGAAACTCAAACTACTGGGGATGGATCCGAGCTTTAGTAACTGGGGACTGGCTGCAATGTTATATGACACTGAAGCCAGATCTCTTAGTGTTGCCAAGCTGGATGTTATCCAACCACCTAAAGATAATTCCAAGCAAGTACGTAAATCTTCTCAGGATTTAGTCAGAGCTGAATACCTATTTGAGAAGGTAATGAGCTATATGCCTTACGTAGATGCCATCTGTATTGAAGTTCCTCATGGCAGTCAGAATGCCAGAGCTTCACTGGGTGCAGGTGCCTGTATTGGCTTAATAGCAGCCATACGAAACAGTCATGGTGCTAAACCTGTGATCTGTGTGAATGCTACTGAAACCAGAATGGAAATCACTGGCAAAGCTTCTGCAACAAAACAGCAAGGCATTGATTGGGCATCTGGTTTATACCCTGATGCTAACTGGCCCAAACTTAAAGGCCAGATCATTGCCAGCAAAGCAGAGCACATGGCTGATGCTGTAGCTGCCGTACATGCTGGAATTAAAACTGAAACTTTCAAAATGCTAACTATGTTAGCTAACAAGGAATAACCATGCGTATTTTGCTTTCTACTGAAGATCTGATCGAACTGGTAACCAAACATGCGTTTACCAGTCTTGTTCCTACAGCTAAAGCAGCTGATGTTGAAGTAGGTATTCTGGATGGTCAGATCGTGGCAGCAGTAGCTGTAGGCGAAGATAACTTCCGCCTGAAATCTGTTACCGATCTGCAAACTCCTCTGGTTTCTGGCAGCACTCCTGTTGCTGAACAGGAAGAAGCAGAGCAGGAAGAAGAACACGACGATGACACCCAGGATGAACAGGAAACTGGCAAACCTGTTAAGCGTCGTAAACGTCGTACTAAGGCTGAAATCGAAGCTGATAAAGCTGCTGAAGAAGCCGCAGCTCAGGCCGAAGCAGAAGCTCAAACTGAAAGTGAAGAAGACCTCTTCGCTGAAACCAGTGAAGCAGACAATGATGCTCCGTTCGACATTGACGAAGGTGCAAATCTGCGTGCTGAGAATGAACTGCTGCCTGAAGCCAAAGATGCTGCTGTAGCTGAAGAAGTCGATCCGTTCGCAGAAGCTGGACTGGCTTCATCTGAAGGTGACGAGCTGTTTGCTCAGGCAGACACCCCAGTAACCAAGGTAGTTGAAACCAGTGAAGCTGGCTTTGCTAAACCAGCAGACACTGAAGACGACCCGTTTGCTAACTTCGACTAACAGGTGATCTATGAGACACGTTATTAATGGCTTTATTGGCCTGTTCTGTGTGATTGCAGCCATTGCTGTACTGGCTTTAATGAAGGTAGCTTTCTGGTTACTTAGCTTCTTCTGGTTCTTTGTGGCTGTAATTTTTATTGCTTGCCTCATTGGAGCATTCATTCAGGAAAAGCGTGACTCATAAAGCCAAAAAGAAGCCCCTCATTGAGGGGCTTTTTATTAGTTTGCCATTCTGAACAAGTTCCAAGGCATTGGGATATTCAAGATGCTGCTACCCTGCAATACCGAAGGTGAGAATGGATTACCTAAGTTACGGGCAAACAGCGGCTCCATAGCATCAGGTGCATGAGTAAACTGCCCTGTGATAGCCATGTGTGCCATAACAGAGGCTGGACGTTTGTCCATCAGGTAGAACATTGCACGTTGAATACGAATACGATACTTCGTAAACATTGTGATCCCCATATCATCCAGGTACTGGCGAGTAGCTGTAGCTGGAATGTCATAGTTAACAAAAGCATCAGATGCACGTTGTAAAGCTTCAGTATGGCTGAGACGATCTCTAGCATGTTCTGTCAGATGCTTATACAGAGCATACTTAGCAGCAAAGTCACTGAACTGTGCGGCATCACTCAAGAACTTGTGAGGTGCAGTACCCTTATCAATTACAGCCCAGCGAGCAGCTGTTACAGCAGAAGCTGGAAGGTGAGCAGATACCTCATTAAATTTCTTACGGATTTTAGAACCATAAGTGTAACCATCAGCATCAGGCTGAACGTCTTCTACGATGGTAGGCATCATACCTGCCTGAATAAACTTAGCCAGTGGGTTAGCATTCAAGCGATCCTGAGTCTCATTGATCAGGGATTCCATCTGAGCAAAGTCACCAATACCAGCACGCTGCTGCTGTTGATATTTGAGCAGTAATGAATACTGTTTACGGTAATCAATACCTGCAACCAGAGCAGTACGGATATCTTTAACCATACGTACAGGGTTAACTCCATAAGCAGCCAGCAAAGCAGTGTTAGACATAATGTTGCTGAACTGGGTTTTCAGGTTACGAATAACGATTAGATCTTTATAGGTCTGCATAAATTCCTGAATACCACGTTCACCTTTAATTACGTATGACTTAGCTTTATTACCAAAAACAGCTTCCAGTAAACCAGCAGCAACACCCTGAGCAATGTTACGTTGCTCTGGATCCACATCCAGGGTATTAGCCAGAGAGTACTTACGGAAACCAAAGGTAAGGTTAACCAGATCATTACGAATGTACATACGATCGCTTCCCCACAAAGAGGCAGCTTTAGTACGTGCTTCGTATGGCATCATTGCCCAGATCTCACGACCACGTTCAGAAGGTGCATCAGGCCCAATCTCAAAGTAAGCATTAGGATTCTTCAGGATATTAGCCGTAGAGTCTTCATGCAGGGCTTCGAGGATCTTAGCATTCTGGCTTGGGGCATCACCCTTATCGATATTCTGACCAGCTAAACGACCTACAAGATCAGCAAAATCATTATTACGATCAAGGAAAGTATCGATAGTGTTGTGGGTAGCCATGTAACGGAAGTCCATGATATGACCATCAGTGCTTAATACAGGCACTACATAGTTATCCTGAACTTGAGAAGGATCAAAGGCAGTGTGGGACAGTGCTTCACGTCCTCGCACGTCTGCATAGGACGCTTGCCTTAATTGTTCTAACTCGTCAGCTCGAACACGGTCAGCAACAGCACGATCCCCACCTATTGATGAACCTTTACGCTGGCTTCCAGTTAAGCTGAAAGTGCCAGATACGGTTCTCTGATACCCATTCTCTTTGCTAACGTACAGTACACGTCCAGAGTGTTTTGACAAAGAATCTTGGGACAGTGGGGATACTGGTTGATATCCCATGTTCACCAGATTTGCTTCATCTACACTCCCCGACTCAACAGCACGTAAGTCATGGTGAGGATTGGTATCTTCAGGCAGATAGCCTTTAATGCGAGACAACTGGTTTCCAACAAACAGCGTATTAGCAGAATCCTCGATCAGGTTCGCATAAGTAGCCATCAGCATTTTAATGCCATTGTCTTTACCTCGTGCAAGCTCACGTTCCATTACAGCAGCAGTGCGAACACGGTTTTCGGTCTTGGTGTAGCTTAGAGCGTACATCGAAGCCAGAGCATCAATGGCGTTCACTTCATCAAGAGTCGGTTCGATACCTACTGTGGAATAGTGAGTAGCAGCTCCGGTAGCAATAGCTTTTGCATTCAGAACTAAATCACGTCCCAGGGTATTTCTGCGAGTAGCCATCCAGTAACCCAGAGCCTTCGCACGAATGATCTTATCATTACCGTTAGCATACTGGCTAATGGTTTTCTCAAGGTTACTGATCTGTTGCTTACGATAGCCAGTATTAGAAACCAGTTTATGTAAGTTATTCAGGTTCATACCTTCAATGTGCAACACAGACTGGAGGTCGGTACGAAGCAGTGAATAAGTCATTGCTGTACGATCTTCTTTAGTCAGGTCTTGCCCATTGTTATCAAACATCTCATTCAAGTTCTTAGCAGTGACAGCAGCTAAGGTTGCACGATCCTGTTCAATACGTTTGGTAGAACGTAACAGGGATTCATGCAGAGCACGAACGTCATCAGCATTCGTTGCTTCAGTCAGAATGGAAGCCAGAGAACCTTCTGGAGTATTAGGGGCATTAAAGTCCCGGAACTCTTTGATAGTGTCTTTCAGGCTACCTAACTGATCACGAGCAGCCAATCCTGCAACTTTGCCCATAGCATTCAGAGCATTGTTGGAGGACTGATCAATACCTGTAGCTTTAACGATTTTACCCAGGAACTGTTTAGACTTAGCAGCAGCCGTATCTAAGGCATTCTCTACTTTGTCGATCCCGCCAGTAAGGATATTCATGGTGGTATCACGGTTCTTAAGTTCAATCTGAATCAGCTTTTCAGCTAATGCTTGAGCACGAGCATTGGCAGCTTGTCCTTGATGGGTATTGGTCAACATACCAGAGACTGTATTAACAGCCTGGTTAAAGTAAGCAGTAGCCTGTTCAAAGGCAGTATTGCCAGAGTCCTTACCATCTTCCATCTGGAAGCCAAGTAAGTTACTGGTATCTTCATGCCCAATAGCCATAGCAACAAAACGAGACAGATGCTGGGACTCACCAGAGTCATTCGTTACATCAAACAGATAATTCCATTTCTGTTGAGCAGCTCGTTTTTCTGCCTGAGTTGCCTGATTCCAGTTTCCATTATGGAAGTCTTCTGGTTTCAGGGATTGTTTGGCAGCTTGCCAGGTACGACGAATCTCCCGGTTAACAGGTGAAGTAAAGCCAGAAGCCAGAGATTCAGATACAGCAGCCTCAATGGCTTCCACAGCAAAGGCTTCCTGATTAGTCAGTACAAACCCATTACTCAGTGCTTCAGTGCTGACAGGGGCTTTCCCAGTGGCTACAGCCTCATTCCAGACTTGACCAGGAGTGTAATTCTCATTGGCATTCTGGGTGACTCTTGAGCCTAAAGCACCGTAAAGCTGATCCGCTACAGTGGATATTACATTACGGAGGTTACCTGTGAATTGTGCTGAGTTAGTCTTGCCACCTGTTGAAGCCAGGTTATCAAAGATATCCACATGGCTAAACTTAGCTACCTGATCAGCAGCATTATTGCTGTTGCTCATAGGGTGGCTGATAGAGGATACAGGGCTTTGAATAGCAGCAGGGTTAATAGCCTGAACCAGGTGTGCAGTATCGAAGGTCAGTGCTTCCAGTGCAGTAGTAACCCGAGCATTAACAGCTCGACCTGTTACAGCAGCAAAGATACCTGACATTTGATCCACAAACTGTTTAAAGGCAGTACCCAACCATCCACGGTTACGGCCTGAAATTTCAGGTACACCTGTGATGGTATCCAGGTAACGTTGGAATTCCGGGTTAGTCATACCCCAGGAAATAAACTCATCCACGTTAGCTAAGGCAGGAGCAAACTTCTGAGTCAATTGAGGATCAGCTGAAACCAGCTTAGTCACTCTACCCATTAGCTTCTCTGTACGGTTCAGTACAGCTTTTACTTTTGGATTTGAATTAGCAGTAGCAATTGCACGTCCCAGAGCAATGTGAGTCAGTTCATGCAGCAAGACTTCAGGTGAAGCATTCTTGCTGAGTGACAGGTTAACCTGTGCAGTATTCTTATCTTGATAAGACCATGCAATGGCATCACGGTTCTGGGGCAGTGACTGCCCCTTAACATTCTTAGGCATAGTCTGCCCATCCAGTACGTTCACCACAGCATCAGCTGGAATCAAACCAGAAATGAGATTGTGAAGTTCGTTATACACTGGGTTAGCAAACTTGCCTTTGGTACGGGCCATCACCTCAGAAGCTGGCACAGAGCCTGTAGAGGCCGAAGCCTCGTACAGGTATTGTCTCATCTTGTCAGGATACTGATTGGCTTCAGCCTTTGGGGCATTGCCCTTAGAGAACATGTCAGAGATACGTTGTAAACCAGCAGCACGGCTACGCTTCAGACGTGCAATCTCGTCACCAATCTTCTTACGATCAGCATCAGTGATCAGGTACTCACCACCTTCAGTACCATACTGGTTAACAGCATAGACTTCAGAGAGAGTCTCCAGTTTCTTAATGTCACGATCATAAGCCTGGTTAAGGATAGTGTTCAGAGCAGCTTTCATGTTGCCCTTGAACTCTTTACCCAGGATCTTAGTCTTCATGGCTTCCAGAGCTTTCTTAGCTGCAACCTTGTCATTGGTAGACAGGTTAGCATCAGCCAGACTACGAACCTCAGTCAGCAGTGCAGCAGCAGCCAGATGTTGAGGGTGGTAAGAAACCACAGCATCAAACATAGCTTTGTTCTGGATACGGGCACCTTTCAGCACATTGTCAGGAGACAGGATGTTAGCATCATGCACGTTCTGGCTTTCGATCTTACTGATTACATCAGAGCTGATCGCAGCATCAGTACCCTGAGTAACGTTAGCACCCATAGCAACCCCTGGGTTAGTCAGCTTAGTCTCAGTCACAGTAGACTGGGTAGACTTATACCCACCTACCAGACCTTGACTCAGCAACATCCCATTAGCATCCATTGCTGGTTTAGGGTTAGCAGCTTCTTTGAAGTAGATATCAATGCTGGTGGCAGGAGACTTAGCAGTAAAAGCTTTCTCTACCTTAGCCATTGGGTAACCAGAAGCTTTAGTATTCTCAGACAGAACACCAGTTGCAGAAGGCATATTAGGAATCATGTTGGACAGTTTATCCAGATCTGCCTGAGTGAGTCCTTCCAGTGGAGCACCTTTAGCATCCACAGGGATTTTACCTTCAGCAATACGTTGCTTCAGCAGTGCAGCTTTAGCAGCATTATAACGAAGGTTAGCCAGAGTAAAGGTTGTGTTAACCAGACTGGTATTAGCATCACGAGATGCGATGAAGTCAGCAGCAACCTCATTAACAGCAGCCTCTGTAGCAACACCACGAGTCTGAGAATCCACATCAATGATGCGTTTAGTTTGAGCCGGGTTAAGACTGAACTTAACCAGACCATCAGCAGTACGTGGCAGGTTCACTTTATGACCTAGGAGTACAGAAAGGTTTTTACTCACTTCAGCATAAGCCTTGGCAAAGTCTGCTTTGTTATTGCTTTTAGCCAGTGGGATCAGAGAACCGATCTTAGAGTAAACATCCTCTACAGTAGCTCGACCCATAGCAGCTTTCAGTGCTGGAATACCAGCAGAGTAGTTGAATGGGGTAGCCAAAGTCTTAGCCTTAGAACGAGCACCATAACCAGTAGAGAAATATTCCAGTGCTTGGATCTGGCCTTGCTGACCAGCAGGTGCATTGGTTTTGTAATCAGCCCAATGCTGACGCATAGCATCACCCAGCAGCTCATAGTAATCCTGACCACCTAACTCACGATAAGTAGGCATGTTGGTAATGTTGTCACCTTCACGGTAAATACCACCACGCTTCAGCAGATCGAAATCAGCAGAGCCATTCAGGATATTGGTCAGGATAGGGCCGTTAGTAACACCATCCGATTCCATTTGAGCCAGCAGCTTAACAGAGGACTTACCAGACTCCAGAGCAGTAGCATACTGAGCCAGGTTATGCAGGGCAGCAAAAGACTGACCATTCATACCATACTCAGCCACAGCATTCTTAATGACGTTGGTATCAGCAGTAGTAGCTGAACCAGCGATCACTTTCTGCATAGCACGTACAGCTTTAATGTTCTCTGGTTTACGCAGGTAGTTCTGGAAAGCAGGTAAGAAAGTAGCATAGGTCTGCTTATCAACAGACTTCAGTTTCTTGCCATCAGCACCAATTACAGGAGCTTCTTCCATACCCTGAGCCAGTGAAACAAGGAACAGGCCATATTGAGTAGGCTTACCGTCTGCATCCAGTACAGCAGCATTAGGTTCGACTTTGATATCAACCTGGTGAGCACTTAAGCCACCCATAGCACGATGTACTTTGGATCCTTGTGGGTTGAACTCAGAAGCCAGATCACCAATACGTTGGTTAGTCCAGACTTCCATAGGCATCCAGAATGGGTTAGTACCCATATGGTTAGCAAAGTCTAAACCCATTTCGATAGAACGTTGGATATCAGCATTCTTGGCTTCACGACCTTTTCTGAAGATCTCCATTTCATTAGGCACATCAGCATCAGTACGTACACCAAAGATATGTTGCAGAGCAGCATCATCTACAGTGGACATAGTACGCATAGCATTTACCACACCCTGATCAATGGTGTAGTCATACTGCATAGCTTTACTGATACGAGCAGCCAGAACAGAAGGAACTTCACGATTCATCTTGCCGAAGACTTTCTGTTTAAAACCAGCAGGCTTAGTGGTCAGAACCTCACGTACAGCAGGATCATAACCAAACAGCTTAGACATAAGAGAACGGGTATCCTTCATTCCATTCTTAATGTCAGAGATAGCTTCAATAGCTACCGGTTTACCCTCTGCATCAAAGTTACGTGCAGGACGGCTAAACACAATCTTGTGTTTGGCATCATTAGGAGAAACACCAAAGTCATTCTGGAAAGCTTGTGCAGCTTCTTTAGCTGACTGTTCATCCAATCCCATAGTTTGCAGATCGAAGTACTCTTTAGCAGTCATTAAAGACTGTTCCATATAACCATTGGAATACATGGCATGGAGGGCATAAGCACCCAGAGCATTCTGCAATTTACTGGCACGGTTAGGATCCACATCAGCACGTTTAGCGAAGCCCATAGCCTGATAGATACGTTGACCAAGTTGAGACATGATCAAGTCTTGGCGATAGCCAATATCAGCCATACGAGACATAGCCTGTGGAGTTAATTGATCTTCTTTGATACGCAGAGTCTTAGCTACTTCACTCTGGTTCAGGAACATCTTATCCCCATTCTCACCAAGCCAGGAGAAGATACCTGCTGCAATACCAGTTTTAGTATTGGAGTCAAAGTTACCATTCTCATCCAGGATAAACTGAGCAAAGTCCTGATAACGGTACTCAGGAGCTTTAGTACGGATGATGTTATCCAGGTTAGCTGTGATGTGATCGTGGAACTCCACAAACTGTTTCAGCAGGGCTTTCTGTTTAGCACCTTCAGCTTTCGACTCACTGATATGTTGTTTCAGGAAACGGTTAACTTCAGTGAAGCTGCCAGTATCTACAGCAGTTTTCAGAGTATTGATAAAGTCTTTCACTGCTACCAGTGGGCTACCAAAACCTGGACGAACTCGCTGGTTGAAACCAGTAAGGACGAGGTTCTGTAAGCCTTTAGGTTCAGCCAAAGCTTTCTCACGCAGAGCTTTCAGAGACTCACCCACTTTACCAAAGATACTCAGAGCACCATTGGCTACATTGTCTTGCTGAGTCTCAGTCAGGGTATCCGTGGTAGTAACAACATCATCTACGTTAACTGGGGCAGTTTGTTGAGACTCTGAACCAGTAGTCTCATTGTCAATGTCAGCCTGAGCATTCTCAGTTTGAGTAGTAGTCTCAGCCTGTGAACGTTGGATCTCATTCTCCTGAGCTTTAGGCTTAAAGGAGTCATCCAGTTTACGGTGAGGAGCATCAACACCACGATTCTGGTTAGTGGCCACATCAGCACGACGAGTCCACTCACGATCAAGTGCATCCAGGTTACGAGCCAGTACAGGATTAGTGTCAGAAGACATAGCCTGTTGAGTAGTAGCCATAACCTTTTCCAGCGTTGCCTGATCCATTGCACGAATATCTCGTGTGGTCAGTGGGCTGATTGTTGGTTGTGCTTGTTGTTCTTGTGCTCCTGTCTCTCCTGCTACAGTAGCTGCACCCTCTGGCTGTGCCTCCGGGCTTGCTACTTCCTCAGTCGAGCCAGTCACATCCTGATTAGTAGATGGGGTAACAATACCTTCCATATACTGACGAGTGGCTGTGATAGCTTTGGCTTCATTAACAATATTATTAACCAGACCAGTAGAGCCTTTGTGGATAGTAAAACCACCATTCTTAGCTTGCTCTTTAGCATCCAGACGTTTGCCAGTATTCAACTCCCAACCATTAGAAGTTTTCAGGATCTGGTAAGACTTGCCATTCTGTTTAGCTTCATTAAGGTACTGTTGAGCAATATCTGCTTTAGCAGTGTGGGAAGTTTCAAAGTTATTGATACCAGTCATCAGGGATTGAATACGGTTAGTATCACCAGCTTGTACAGCAGTGTTAATACCCTGTTGGTAATCACCTAATGACAGGTTATTAGAAGTGGATTTGAAGATCTCACTATTAACCTTAGAACCAGTCTTAACAGCATTCTCTGCAACTTTGGCATCAGCTAATGCACGAAGTGTACCCAGTTCAGCAGGGGTAGCATTAGCAGGGGCATTACGCACAAACTCTTGCAGGTCTTCATTGGTGTAAGACATTGGGTGACTAATAATGTCAGAAGCTGTTGGGTTCTCTGGTTTAGCTGTAGTGGTATTCATACCAGTAGCTGACGAGAACTTGCCAAATTCAGACTTAGCCTGATCCAGTACTTCAGCAGAACGAGTAGCAGACTGTGCCAGTTCCTCCTGAGAAGGCATAGCATCCAGTTGTTGCTGTGCAGCATCACGAGCTTCGGTCTGTTGAGCCAGAATAGTCTGTAACTGGTTAACAGCATCAGGATCTGCATTAGGATCAGTGCTAAGTTGATTCAGTCTTTCCTGAATAGCAGGAATAAACTTACCAGCATCAGCAAGAGTACGTTCAGCAGTAGCCCGCTGGTTAATCATATCCAGGTTATTCTGGTGGTCATTCTGTGCAGCATCCATAGCTGATTGAGCCTGAGATTGAATCTCAGCCTTCTGTTCATCAGTGGTAGCATCAGTGTTACGAGTCCACTCCATACCAGCACGACGAATTGCAGCAGCCGGGTTATACCCTTCTGACTGTGGATTCATTAAGTCTTCTGGAGTGGTATTACGAGCAGCTTGACCTACAGGATCTTGAGCTTCAGTACGTTTCTGCATAGCCTGAGCAGCAGTATTGGCTACTTCACCAGCAGTACTAAGTGCAGCACGAGGAGCACCAAAACCAGTAGCAGCAGCAATCCCCTGGAAGAAAGCAACGTCATTACCTTTGGTATCCCATTCGTTTTTACCCTTCGCATAGTTCTCCTCAATCTGGTTTTGAGCACCAGATACCAGACCTTCAGTTAAGGCGTTCTTAGCAAGGTCAAGGGTAGGAGCAGTCACACGCGCAAGAGCAGCAGCAGCCGTAGAGCTGCGTGGTGCGATGCGCTGTGCTGCGTTCACCAGACGATCAGCAACCCCAGCAGGTAATACCTTAGATCCTGGAAGCATAGCAGTACGGTTAATGACACTCTCTGCAAAGTTCAGAGCACCATCAACGACACCCAAACCAGTACCGATAGCTACATCTTTAGCTGTTGGGATCTGACCATTGGAAGCTTTACGTTGAGTATCCAGATACTCAGATAATACTGAGCCACCCTGCATAGCAGAGGAAGCGATCATACCTGGGATACCACCAACCATATAAGGAACAGACTCAACCATAGTCTGACTGGCAGCACCTGGATTACGGGCAATAGCAGCTAAACCAGCAGCAAATTTATCAAGCCCTGATTTACCTTCAATTGATTTTTCAATATCAGCAGCAGCTTGTTGCATTTGAGCAGGGTTAGCCAGCTTCTCAAGATTGTCGTAGCTACTCTGGTTTTGAGTCTTCTGACGTTCATTGATAGCATCCAGACGCTGACGAAGAGTCTGATTACCCATCTCTGGTACACCATACTGGTTTACATCAATAGGCTGTGTCCACCAGGCACCCTGACGATCTAACAGGGCATTATCAGCTTCAGTACCTTTACCAGCCTGAACACGACGGTAAGCATCCAGTGCATCATTAGGAATAGAAGCCTGATCCAGAACACTACCTAGTGTTTTAAAAGTCTTATCTGTTTTACCTGCCAGACCATTGACTGCATCAACAAAACCCTTACCAAGGTTAACCATGGTAGAAGCTGTCCGATCAGTCAATGGGGAAGTATTAGCATCCAGCATATTGGTAGAAGACCAACCAAAATCCGAATCCTGAGTAGATACCTGTTTAGCTAATGCTGACTGTTCATTATTGATTCGTTTGAGTCGAGCAATTTCGCCTTCTTCGGTTGGATACATACCCTGTCCTGTGAGGTTATTCAGGATACGAGTAGAAGCATCATTTACACGTTGGGCGATAGTTGGTTGAGTAGGTGCAGGAAGTGCCTGAGCAGCTTCCTGACCTGTTACCTGTTGTGGGACAAGAAACTTGTCCAGAGGAGATGAGTTACCAGCCATCTGAGTATTCCTTAGTATTGTGGAGTACCCAGATTGTAACCTCATTACTGCTGTAAAAGTAAGGGCAGAAGCAGGTTATTTAGCCGATCTCTTTGAGCTTGCATTACAGATTGTTGATCCTGGGCATCCAGTGCCTGACGAGAATTGATCTTCAGGTTATTCAAACGAGAAGTTGTATCAGTCAAGTACTTGGTTGCATAGTTCTTCAACGATATATCACCAGGTCGATTAGACTCATTAGCAAGTGCACCATCCAGTACATTTTTCTGCTCTTGTGGGTTCAGTGCTTTAAAAGCAGGCTGATCCTTGAGAGCATTGTAAATATAGTTAGAAGTGCCTTTACCAAACCAGGCATCGTTATTGGCATCAGCCCATCCGGCAATATCAAGCTTAGGATTATTTACAGGATCCATTGCCAGACGCTCTTTAGCATCCTGGGCATTAGCCTGTAAATCCCTGGCTTGAGCCTTACCTTGCAGCACATTACCTGTGTTGAGCAAACCAGGTAAAGCCTTGAGCAATGCATTATTCTGCCCTGCCCTTGCCTTAGCTGCTGCTTGAGTTGCAGCAAACTGAGCTTGACGTTGTTGAAGTTCAGAACGTTGAATACCCAGCTGCTGGTTTTTAATATCCCAATCAGAGGCAAACTTCAGGGCATCTGAAGCATCACCCTGGAATTGTGACAAAAGACCTTTAGCTGCATTCTGATCACCAGACATGACAGCTTGCATATAAGCACCCATTAAGGGGGCATCATGCTGTGCAGTCTGAATCTGATTGAGTTTCAGCTGATTGGTCTGTCGGCTTAATAGAGTATCTGGCATGGTTGCTGCCACTTCAGATACACGAGTGGGATCAATATCCCCTTGCTGAACCAACTGTGCTACTTGCTGTTGACGTTGGGCCAGATCATTAGCATCTGTAGCCCCAGTAAGCAGCCCTACAGCCTGAGCTGTATTACGCTTTACTACTTCGTCACGATACTGCCCCAGAGTGCCTTGCAGCCCCTGAAGAGCATTACCAATCTGCTGGTTTGCTGCCAGCAGTAATTGGTTAGAACCAGCAAAGTTAGGTGCAGCAATTTGTTGCAGTCTAATAGCCATAGTTTAGATCCCATATTTTTTCATATAGTCATCAACTGACTGATATGCATTAGGGTTACTGGCAACACGAGCAGCTTGACGGTCTGCCAGAGAAGCATTGGTTAACTTCTTATTGGCATCCCATTGCTTGTTAAACTGATCAAGCTGAGACTGGTATTGCTTCTTAGCAAGGCCCAGATTCTGGAAGCCAAGGTAACCATTAAGCAAACTGGTTACGCCACCCAGACCTAGCTGTCCCATCTGCAAACCAGACATCTCGCCAGTACCCCCCAGGATACTATCCAGGAAGCTCCCTGAACCGCCTGAGCCAGTAAGGGCCGTATTGTTAAAAGTGTTTGCTGAGTTGGTAAAACCAGTACTCAGCGAGTCCAGAGAAGGGGATACAGACCCCTGATCCCACAGACTTGGATACATCGATAATCCAGCCATTAGTCACCTCACATAAGTGGATTAAGTTCGTCGTCTGGAACAGTATACAGTTTTTGTTGCATAAACTGCATGATCTCTACAGACGAGGGTAAAGACAATGCCTGACTCAGGTACATATCAGGTAACTGTAAAGCCAGTGCTCCAATATTTGTGTTCAAAGTTCGGGCTATCATCTGATCAGCTGTTTCACCTAAGTTAACATAACCATTAGTAGCCTGAAGGAATATCCAGTCGGAAATAGTATTGGAACCTTGGTTTAGCTCATCTTGAGCTTGTTGAAGTACTTCTTGTTTTTCTTCTAGCTCTTTCTGAAGAGATCCCAGTTTCTGTTGCATAGCTATCTGCTGCCCTTTCATAGAAGCATCAGAAGCTTTAAATGCAATATTAGAAATCTGCATCAGGTTTTTAGCAGTTAAGCTGAATGGCCCTGTAGTGCCGGAAAAATAAACATAACCACCATATACAGCAGCCACCACAGCAACCACAGTAGCTAGTATAGAAGCCCAACTGCCAAGCTTACTGAAGACGTACTTACTGAGTAATGAGAAGGCTATCATCGTGCCTGCGGCTGTGGCTACAGCAGTCAGAGCACCAATAAGAGATAATGAAGCACCGCCTGTCCACCAGGACACAGCTACAGCTATCACAACAGTCACTGCCTGAAATAGACCAGTTTGATACCATTTGGTTTTAACTGTGTACTCAGTGCAGATCAGTACTTGGAGAGCACGAGCATATAAAGTTTCACGGTCATGGGCAGAGAACAGTTTTCTGAACGCATGATCCAGAGGCACCATTAACTGATCATGCTCATGACCTCGGGTTACTTTGCTACCCCCTACACGAACACTATGAGTTAGCTCGTATACCCTTACTTCTTCGTACTCAGTATCTGAGGTCTGGAGTTTGTAGAAATGGTAAGTCATAGACTTAGTACCATAAGTACCATCAGAATTTTTAGTGGGGATCGCCCCATCTTCTGCATAACCAGAAGCAACACTACCTTTAGGGCCAATAGAACCTGTGATCTTGGCATAACCAAGTAAGTCCATATTGTTGTAAGTAGCAATATCAGTATCCTCAGATTTAACCATAGCACCAAGATGCAATTCGTAGGTGTCTAAGTCTGAAGCAGGTACATCCTCAGATCCTCCAGTATTTCCTGAGTTGTCCCACATAGCTTCTGTATAAACAGGGCGAACATTGCAGAGGGTATAGAAGTAATTAAAAAGATACTCCTGCTCTATAACGTTTTCAGTGTTAGCAGGTACTTGTAAGATTAAAAGTACATCCCTGACTTTACTCAGTGAACTTAGGCTTTCATAGATCTGATCACCAACTTCAAGCCAGTTAAGCCCTAACTTTTTGCAGATTTTAACAGAAGTTTTATAAGCTTCTGTGTCCTGGTAGTCATCAGATATTAATCGCTTGCCCCCAAGTCTGTAGTAGATACGGGGGAAATGTTGACCAAAATCAGCTACTGTCGTACCTGTGATGCCATCCAGATCAGGATAAGAACCTGAACCATATTGATAAGTGAAATACCCAATATGGGTAGTAGAACCATCAATCCACTGATAACAAACCATAAAATAGTCAGGACTATCATCGGTATCTTCCCCACTAGGATCTAACACAGCATTAGGGTCGTAGTCCCCTGAGTCGCTATCATCAAGTACAGTATCTGTATCAATGTCTTCATCTGCTGGGTTGTAGTCATAAACCCCAAAACCAGTATTGAAAAAAGCAATGACATTAACATTGACTGTTTTGGTTGTGATATGCCGAGACACTTCAGTAACTACAATAGTGATTATACCCGTATCAGGATCAGTAGTTTCAGTAGTTTGAGTAGGATCACTTTCATCAGTCTCATTGGTAGAAGTTCCCACATCCACTGAGCTAACCACATCAGATGGCATGGTAAACCCATTCCAGTCTGTAGTGTTGCTGGTGGTGTCTGAGGACTCTTCAGTAACTACATCATCGTATCCACCTGAGCCATTTGGGGTACGTACAGTGGTAGTTACCTTAGTGGTTTCTACGGTAGTAATTCGCTTAACCCCAGCAAAGCTAAAAGCATATTCAACACGGATATAGTTGGAACCAGTAGAGCTAACCTCATCTGGTGTATCTGCCCTGGTTAAGTCCTGCACTCTTGTGGGTGTGTAACCACTCTGAGGTGAGTATCCCCAATGCTGGAACATAACATCTTCAGCTCTTTCACTGGTTTCAGGGGTAATAAAGTTAATAGCATTATGAAGATAGCAAGGAGTACCCAAAGCTGAGGATCGATCAGTTAACTCATTAGAAGTTGGGTTATATCCTTGAGTAGAAATTAGCTGTTGCCACATAGCATGTCTGAAATTACCAGGCACAAATTGACTGTAAACATAGGTCAGATCTGATTGTCCTGTGAGAGAAACCAGAACATCATTTAAGGACTCTGCCCCAGTAAAGTCAGTAACAGCTACTGTAGATACTGTAGGTAAACCATAAGTATACTTGCCTTTTGCTGCCCAACGATAAGCAGCATCCCACTTAACATTGTTAGCAGACCACCCATACTCCAGCATCAGATCAGTTAATGATTTGGTGTTATCTTCGTCCAATACATAGGTAGTAATAGCCTGCCCAATCACATCAGGTAAGTAGTCATCATTTATTAATCGGGAGTATGAAAAATCCCTGTATGTCTTTTTCTTGCCGCTAAAAAGTCCCATGGTGACCTCATAAAAAAGAAGGGAGCACTAGGCTCCCTTTATGATATATCAGACTCTTAGGAAGGGGTAACAGTTACGTCAATACCTGCTAAGAGTTTCTGGATAGCTTTACCTACGGTAGCATCATCCAGCAGGTTAGTACTGTTAGCAGAGGTATCTTCGTCAGTCTGTCTACGCACGTTCCAGGTGTTCGACATAATCTGAGCAGCTTGCTGTTCAGCATTACGTTTATACCCGTCTTTCTGTGCATTCATCAGTTCGACTTGAACATCGATAACAGAACCAGAACCAATGACAGTTGAGTCAGTCTGAGCTTTTTCAGTAATAGTTTTCTGAGCATAGTATTCAGTCTGTGCCTTAGCTTGTTCCACCTGCTCACGTAAGAGAGCAAGCTGTTCTCTCTGAACATCAATCTGGGCTTCCAATAGCTCAATTTGTTTATTGGCTTGTTCCAGTTGAGCTGGATACAGGGAAGTCAGTTGATAGTCTTTAAGCTCAGTGTCCTTAGTGATATTAGCCGTCTGAGCCTGGATCTGCTCAATCTCATAAGGCGTTTTCTGCATCTGGTCATGGATTTGATCAATCTGAGCTTGGGTAAGATCACTCTGCAATTCGAGCTGCTTAAACTCCAAAGCCTGACGTTCTTTGGCTAAGAGAAACGAGATAGCAGCTTGCAGAGTAGAATCATAAGTTGCTGCATAGGTCTGCCCATAGGTAGGCCCAGTAATGCGGTTCTTCTCAAACTGATCATTGAGTTGAACACGCATTGTTTGCAGCAACTTATCCCAGACACCAGTACCTTTAAGATCAATAGTAGTAAGATCTGTAATATCCAGATCAGGGGCTACTACTGTATCAATGGTAATGTTAGTCATGGTTTATCCTTAGTCGTCCAGAGCACCACGTTGCAGCTGACTAAGCGCCAGTTCATCCAGCTCTGCTTGGGTCAGTGGAGGCAGCTCAGTAATGGTATAGGCTGGAATAGATTTAGACACTCGAATAGTAGTGCCATATTTACCAGGTTTAGAAGTGAAGATCTGAACCTGTTTTTCTCGCAGCATGTTTACCATGATACGAGGTAAGTGGAACGGTTTATCAGGTTGGTTGTATGGAACCAGTTTACGAATCTGGACACCAGCACCGTTGGATACACCTAACCATTCACCAGGCCACTCACGTTTATTTGGGTCATTACAGACGATGAGACAACGAACCAGAGACATAGCTTCTTTATGCTTACGCTGACGACGTTGTTCTTTGGTTTCGCCTTTAGTAGGGCGTTCTTTTTCTTGGGGTTCTTGCCCTTCCATAACTTCTGCAATACGTGCAGCCAGTTTTTCAGAGCTGATATTAGGGTGGAAATCTACACCCAGTTGGTTAGCTTGAGCTTCCAGTAATTCACGATCTTGTTCAGTGTACTGTGACATTTCTTACCTACCTTTAGTTAATAAAAAACCGGGGAGGATTCCCCGGCTTTAAGCTTAATGCAAACTGATTTAATAAACCAGTATTACATCTTAGCAGTGGTCATGATCAGGCCAATACGCTCTGGACGTTGAGCCATGAAGCCATAGAACCAGCGCATAGAGATGAAGCCAGTTTCACCATACGGGTCAGTACGGTCAACGTTATCACCTGGTTTACGGCTATTGATCTCAAACTTCACACGGTTACCAGAGGTCTGGAACGTGATGGTAGAGAAGGAGTCATCACCAACGCACAGCAGAGGGAATACATCGTATTTCGTGCCATCGTTGTAGTAGATAGAATCATCACCACTAGCCAGGGTAGCACCACCACCAGACCACTTCATCATCTTCTGGTTTTCGATCAGACGGAACTGACCTACTGAACCAACTTCACCATTAGCCAGGGTAGTACCCGCAGCATAATGTTCAGCAGAGATGAATGCTGGCTGATCATGCAGGTTCTTCATTGCTTCCAGGGTAGGACGCAGTTCAGGGCCGCAGAACAGGTAGCGAGCAGCTGGGATCACACGAGTATCGATATTACGAGTACCCGACAGGATGGTGGTTTTCTTCGGCGTATCAGCCTTATCCAGAGCCATTGCTAGCTTCATGAAGTTGCTGTAAGACAGGACGTCGCCCTGGCCCAGTTCAGCACGAGAGTTGGCATCGCCTGCATAGACGATAGTACCAGCGTTATTGATCAGGTCAATTTGCAGGGCATCTTCGTTCATGTCAGATGCAGCAATCATGATCTCACGGTTGATATGCTGGAGCAGTTCAGCATCGGTATCGAAGTTCAGAGAGTCACGGGTGTACTCAATGAAGAAACCGAACTTCTCGAAAGAACCTTCCAGTTCAATACGAGTAGTACCAACACGGTTAACACGACCACCATTTTCACCCAGTACAGGGAATTTGTCCGGGATAGTACCAATATCACGGCTGGAACCATACAGGTTACCATTAGCGATTTTAGCACCAGTTGCATCGATACCCTGATCGTTAATATTGCGATCATCAAGCAGCGGTAGGTAATGGAACATCTTCAGCTTTTTGCCGAAGTTAGACGGAATGGCTTTGGCAGAAGCCAGCTGAGTGAAGTACTGCTCTTTCTGAGCATCTTCCATTGCCTTACGCTGGTAATACGCAGTATTAATCTGCGGGCCAACGCTGGACGGTTTACCTTGGGCAGGAGCCTTATATTGCATAACCATAGGTCAGTAACCTCTTAATTAAATTTGCTTGGGTCAATCTTAGCAAATTCTTCTGGAGAAAGGGAAAAGATATCTTCAGGAGTTAATTTACGTTGACTGGTTTGTGGAGCTTGACGAGGTGCAGCTGCTGCACGACGTGCTTGAGCAGTTTGAGAGGCAGTGCCCTGTTTAAGCTGGGTAGTGGTAGCAACAGCTGGAGCTTGAGCTTGCTGTACCTGCTGAATTTGTTCAGGAGTAGCAGTAGCTTTTAACAGACCAGCTTCACGTAAACGTACTTCAGTATCACGGAATAACTGAAGCATTGGTTGTGCAGCCAGTTCTGGTTGGAACAACCGACGACGACTAACTTCATCCATGATCTGCTGATATTCACCACGAGTATTCATTTCCTGAAGCACACCCAGAATACCCGGGTTTTCAGTAATGAACTTCTGACTTACATCATCCCAGCTTTGAGCAATGCCAGTGAACATTTCCTGGAAACCAGGTTGAGTAGCTAATGTTTCAATGGTGTCATTAAGCTGCATCTGGATATCAGTTGGAGCTTGGTAACTGGTTTGATAATTATCTGCCTGAGCTACGTCGAACTCGTACAGATCAATACCGCTGTCCTTGACGAGCTTTGCAATTGCCTCTGGTTTCTTATTATGAAGATCCAGAAGGAAAGCTACAGTGGATTCATCCATAGCATTCGCTTGCTGAAGCATCTGAGCAACACGGCGAACTGGTTTCAGAGCAGCCATCTTCTCATGGTAGTTGGCACCCATCTGCATGAGCTTAACAGCTTCATCAGCAGATTTAATGGTGAGGTCACGACCGTTAGCCTTGAAAGGCTTACCAACAATTTGCTCGTATAACGCTTTGTAGTCCGGTGCGTTTTCGTTGCTGGAGTCAGGATCAGTCTGCTGAGACTGTGCATTAGGATCTGTGTCTTCTGGGTTATCAGAAGTTTCTTCCTGCTGCTCAGGATCAGTTTCAGGGGTGGTTTCTTCCTCTGGCTGCTCTGTTTCTTCTTCAGTCTCAGGAGATTCTTCCTGATGTTCTTCAGAAGCTTCTTCAGTGGTAGCCAGGGCATCAGCTTCCGCTGCTGCTTTTTCAGGATCAAATTTGCTTAATTCATCCTCAGACATGGAGAAGATGTCATTCGGATCTAGTTGCTCATTTGAATTACTCATGGGTTAGTCCTCGTCGTAAAATTCTTCTCGGGTCTGCTCTGCTTCTCTGAGAGATTTAGTAGCCGTTGCCCGGTTATCTTTTACTTCATCCAGATATTGCTTAAAGGTAGCTACAGCATCAATCTTCCGAGCGATTTCATTATCTGGAGTCATATCACGAGTACGTGAATAAACCAGATCCAAAGCATGAGTACCAAGATAGTTGAGTTCAATAAGCATACGAAAATCTGGATTAACTTCCAGACGTTCTAAGGCTTCACCCAGTGCTACCTGTTGCTTATACTTTTTTATATCGTTGTCGAGATTATTGATGTTCATAGAAACCTCATGAAAGAAGCAGGAGGACAATACAACAAATTGCCCTTCCTGCCTATAGTTTTAAATAAATTACGAGTTATTACCAGTGCTTTGAGTAGGAGGATTTAAATCCCTCTGTGCTCTTAACAACTGTAGCTGGCTATTATGGTTCAGTCTGGTATTAGCAAGTTGCTGGAGTAAACCAGATTGGTGCTGTGCCTGAATCTGATCCAGGGTGCCTTGTTGTTTAAGAGCCTGGGCAGCAAGTAAGGTATCACCCTTAACTTGTTCCATCTCCATAGCTTGCTGGTGTTTAACACCATTCTGAGTCTGCAAGAAGTCGAGACTATTCTTGTCAGTCTGGGATTGGATCTGACCAGCTTTAGCCATCTCAGTACCCTGCTTAACTTGGTTAAGCTGACCTTTACTACCTTCAGCCATAGCCTGAGCATTAGTAAGGTTGATCTGAGCTTGAAGCAGTTCAAGCTGTTTCTGCTGCATCATCTGCTGCATTGGATCAGGTTGTGGCTGGTACTGTTCGATCTTACGAACCATATCAGGCATCTTGTTCAGACGTGCAATTTCAGCAAGGAACAGCTTACTGAAGTCAGGGCCAAGAGTCTGAGCACTGGTTTGCAGCATGAAAGCAAGCTGTTGAGCTTTAGCCTGATCATCCTCAGCTGTAGAGATAGTAAGACGAAGATCATAGTTACCCGGTAAGTCATCACGACGAATAGGTACAAACTCATCTTCAGTAATACGAACTACAGTTTCCTCGTCCAGGAACTCAGCATTCATTGCAATGATCTTACGACCAATCTTAATGAGGCCATTGGACAACCGACGAAGGATACCAAGCTCACGCTTAGAAGCAGCATCCAATGCACCACGTACACCAGCAGCTGTTTGGCCTAAACCAGCACCAGAAATACCTTCTGCTCCAGAGAATGATTTAACCCCAGTCAGTGATTCAGCATCAGTGTTCATAAGCTGAAGCATAAACTGAGCAGACTGTGGGATCTCAGGGAAGGTGTGGGTATGAATACCTACACGAGGATCAGTACCAGGGTTAAACTCGTAATCGTCACCACGTTGGAATTTACGCTTGTTGGTTTCATCCAGCATGTTCTTAGCAAAACCAGTTTGAGAGTTAGCCGACTTACCAAGTAAGTCAATCATGCCCCTGGTTACAGCACCGATGATATCCTGGTTATCCTTCAGCAGCTCTGCATCTGGTTCGCCATAGATAGAGTTCTTAACAGGCAGGTAAGGAATTGAGACGAACGGAATCTTCTTGTCCGGGAAAGGGTTCTCTTCCAGACGGATTAATACACCGTTAACCCAGGTTGCTACAATAGGGCGTAACAAACCAGAATTATCAGTATCCCAATATCCCCAATACTCATAAGCAACAATTCTTTTTCGAGGTTTACCTTCCGGCTGGAAGTTGGGGTCATTAGGTGCTTCATAGTTTTGCTCAGTGAGAGGTGAACTGTTCGAGACATTGATGTTCTCCAGGTTCTTGTATCGCCCATCTGCTTTAAGTTCTGCAAGGGACGTCTCAAAAGAATAGATAACAAACTTAGCGTTATCCAGGTCACCCTTACAAGAAGGGTCTACATACAGGTTATTTAAATCACAAACTTCTACCGTAGGACAGTTCTTAATTGTCTTCATCTCGGTAGTGTTAGCTACACCAATAGGAGTCAGTGCATAGGGGATCCCTGTACTTTTGAGAATCTCATAACCATCCTGTAGCTGCTGAGGATAGTTTAAGAGATATACAGGATTTTCCTGCTCAACCTGGGCCATCTTTTGATAGATATCCATCATGTCAGCAGCAACTGAGAAAGAGTATACAGGCTCCTGTTTAGGAACTTCTCTTTCTTCAAAATCCCAACCAACACGAACAATGATCGTACCGTCATCTACTGCACTACGGACGTAGGCATCAATGAAAGCAACACGATCAATCTGTGTCTGGAATTGGTTATTAAGAATTAAACTGTTTTGTCTGGCACCAGGAACATCTTCCCAAGTTACTGGGTTAATGTTGTATAAGTCTGGGGTAGATAAGAATGGCTCAGACAAAGCAGCATAACGCCACTCAGCCTGCTTACGAATAAGCTTAGGCTGAATTTTAGATTGCCCCTCACCTTTAGGGGTAGTTGTCTTACCTTTACGGTAGCGTTCCCACTCCGCTATTTTAGCGGTCTGAGTATCATGAATAGGCGTAGCATTGGTCAGATCCTGTTTAAGAATCGATAGAGTAGGTGGATTCTTCCATCCTGTCTCGATGCCTACAGGTTGATCATGGTAAGCTACACTTACGCTCTGATCTTCATCGTTCATAGTGTTCTAACCTTAGTAAATAATTTGTTGTATTAAACCAGAAAGAGGCCATACAAATGAAGTCCAATGCCGAAAAAGTAGCTGAACTTAATATTGCTTTTGGTAACCCTAAAGGCGATCTCTCCAATCCTAATGTCAATGCTATCAGAAAACAGGCAAAGCTGTGCCTTGAAGAATCAGTTGAAGCTATTGAAGCCAGTAATCCTGACATGATGGTACAGGTACATTTGCAGAAACGCCTAACGAATGCTGAGGTTGGCCCAGTAAATATGATCCAGCTGGCTGATGCTATTGGTGACATTCTTACCGTAGCCTATGGCCTGGCTCATGTGGCTGGTTTCGATGCCAATAAGATCTATGATCTGGTTCATGAGTCCAACCTGACTAAATTCATTCGTCATGAAGATGAAGTGGAAGATGCCCTGTCTTACTACTGGGCTATGGGCTTTGGTGATGATGAACTCACCATTGAAGGTGAATACCCTCGTGCTTACATCAAAGTGGCTAAAACCACTGTTATTGATGGCAAGGAATACCCAGAAGGTAAATTCCTCAAGAACATGATCACCTTCAAAGAGCCTGACTTTTCTACCCTGTTCCCTGACTACGATCCTGAACAAGCTGCCCACATGCAGAAAGTTGCTAAAAAACTGGGTGTAGGTGTTGCCTAAGCTAAGTAGCTATGGCATAACTAAATCCAGCGAATGATTCGGATTGGATTCCTGCTTTAGCCCTGGTTCGCCGGGGCTTCTTTTTTAAATACATTTACGAGTGTGTTTAGAACAGAAGAAGCGTGTTGCGATGTTGATTCTGTTGCCATACCCCAACAAGGTATTTTAAAACACAGGCAGTGTCCTGTTATGTACAAAGGTCTAAAAGCTGGAGTACCCTGGAACCAGAACCAGGTTATCGAACTCGGAGTAGCCCCTACTTTACAGGGGCTTATTTATAAAGATATTCAAGAGTGTTTTTATAAATAAGATGGGATAGCTAAACGGTGAAGCGGTAGACTGTTAATCTATGACAGCTGGGTTCGAGTCCCAGTCCCATCGCCAAATTTGGTACTATAGTTCATCGGTAAGAATATTCCCCTGTCACGGGAAAGAGCCGGGTTCGATTCCCGGTAGTACCGCCAAATTATGAAGAGTGTCTCAGTCGTGAGAGGATCAATGGTGAGAAGCCATGGTGTTCCTGCTGCAAGCCTTAAGTGGACAGAACAGCCAGCCTAGTGACGTAGGTAACTCTTCACCAAATAACACTGCATAGCTCAGTCTGGTAGAGCACCTGCTTTGGGAGCAGGGTGTCTTAGGTTCGAATCCTAATGTGGTGACCAAATTCGGGGGAATAGACCGTAGAGGTAGCGGGACAGACTGTAAATCTGTTGCCTAAAAAGCTCGGGTGGTTCAACTCCATCTTCCCCCACCAAATTACAGATATAGCTTATGAGACTCAGTAATGCAGAGTCTATGGTAAAGCAGTCGCCCGTGGTCGAATGACCGTATGCCCATTGGATGCATTCCTTTGGTGATGGCTAGGGAGTCCGTGCGTAGGTTCGAACCCTACATCTGTAACCAAATTTAGGAAGGTTGTCAGAGAGGCCGATTGTACCTGACTTGAAATCAGGAGGTGCAGAGATGCGCCCGAAGGTTCGAATCCTTCACCTTCCACCAAATTGGAGCATAGCCAAGTAGGTTAAGGCATCGGTCTTTGATACCGACATTCTCTGGTTCGAATCCAGATGCTCCGGCCAACTTCCGACTCGCTACCGGAAGACCGTTAGGTAACACTAATCTCTGGGCTATCAACCCATGGGTGCCACCCTCAAATCAGTAGAGATAGTAAGTTACCGCCTGCCTCGTCTAGCAGACGTAAAATGCTTAGGATGCCCCTCTTCGGAGGGGCTTTTCTTTATCTGAGGAATCCCTATGACTACCGTAAGTAAAGCAAGTATCGAAGCCAAGATCCGTGGTGTGTATTTCATCAATGCTGGTGAAGCTATTAAAACCAGCAATGGTGGATACACTGAGCGTGATCTTGCAGAACTCAAGCTGGTAACCATCTGTATTATCATCATGGAAAATGGTTTCAAGGTTGAAGGTACTTCTGCCTGTGTGGATCCTTCCCGTTACAATGAAGCTATTGGACGGAAGGAAGCCTATGATAATGCCTTCGAAAAGATCTGGGAGAAAGAAGGTTATCTCCTGAAGCAGAAAATGTTTGAGGAAAACCAGAAATGAAAATTACAGAAATGCATGATGGGCCTGTTCGTGAGCGAATCCTCAATGCTGCTCAAGCAGTAATGTCCCGTACTTCTAGCGTATCTCATTTGGTAGAAGAAGCTGATAAGTTTTTAGCCCATGAGTTTGAAGATCCTTTCACCCAGCGTAAGCCAAGTGCTCATATGATTGAAGCACTTAAAAAAGGTAATGGATGCATCGCTGTCTCATTTTATGTAGAAGCTAATGGTGTAATTAGTGGGCACAAGGTTGAACACGAGTTCCCACGGGAAAAGGAAACCCCCAACTACCTCAAAGTATCTGAGGTGGAAAGCCAGGCTTTTCAGGAAGCATTGGCTAGTATGAAGGGCAAAACCTACACTAAACGAACTATTGTCACACGGTTCCTGGAATACATCCCTGAGATGGTGTACTAAAGAAAAGCCCCGGTTAAGGGGCTTTATTTTTATCTGAAGTCTGACTTAGCAAACCTGCTGTAACCAGATCCCTGAGTAGACACATCCACCCCTTGATCAGTAAGTACTGCACAAGCAGACAGATACTTATTGTAGTACTGGGTTGTCTCATTAGTCCCTGTCTGTAGCCCACCATTGGTAGGTGCAGTCAGTCGGGATGAGATGTAGTAAACCAGTGCATCCAGATAAGTAAAGGGTAAGTCCAGATCGATACGATCATAGGTAGTTATCCCGTTATCCTCCAACTTAGGAATACGAGCAGGTGCAGCTTTATAGAATACCTTCATGAAACCAGAAGGCATATTCTCAGGTAACCTGATCACATTAACAGCAGGAGTATACAGCACAGGCAAGCCAGGCCCACAACTACCATAGCTGCCATAGGGGGTTCTGGTGGTGATGGTTGCCGGGTAGTCCAATGTGCTGTCATAACGTGCCCATGAGTTTGGTGGTGTACAGTTGCATCCATGTCCACGCCCACACCCACAGCCTCTCGGCTGGGTGTGGTCTGTGTCCATGTTCAGCGGGTATTGTTGTCCGTCCTGGTTATAGATGGAGAGGATCTCTACCACATCATCCTTAAAGGGATCATCGCAGTCCTGAATGAAAGCATTGCCACGAAGCTTGTGAGCACTCACTGCATTCTTTCTATCTAGTACCAGCTTAGTATCCCCACAACAATGCTTGAGCCATACCTCTTTTTGTTTCACAAAGAAACGCATATGGATATCAGTTAAACCAGCATTGATAATGGGCAACAGTCGTTTATTAAAAGTTTCAAATGGGATATCCGCCCCATTCTCAAACAAGGAGAGGTGAGATAACTCACCCGCTGCCAAGTTCTCTAACACATCTGATAATTTCAGTTTCATACAGGATCCTTAAACCAGATAGCTACTGAGTCGAGTATCTACTTCAACGTCTGGCTCATACCATACGTCTTTCTCTTCGTTGTAGTATACAGGTGCAGCTGCCCCTGGCTTAAAGGTTTTCAGTAAAGCCAACTGAGAAATGGTATCGATAGCATCATCATGTTTGGATTTGAAGCCACCTAATGATGCAAGGCGAAGTTCTTCCATCATCTCAATCATTGCCTTACTGGTTCTTAGCTCTGAAGGGAAATACATCTTACCAGCTTTAAACCAAGGCACCACTACGTTGAAACGCTGAAGCTTATCAGTGGTAGGACGTATACCTGGCTGGCTTGAGTTATTACTGGAAGCCAGATTAAAGAAGATGTTCTTATCGATCTGCTGTTCAATAATCCATGGAATGAAACCAGACTGCTGACCAGTAACTTCAATACCAACTTCCTGTGGGTTATATTGCGACACGAGCCTGAACAAGTCTCTGATATTCTGCCCCATGTGCTGGCGTTCACAGATACCGTCCACGTAGAACCAGTCACCGTTATTGTTCAGTGCCCATACAGAGATAACAGAGAAGTCAGCAGACTGCTTGTCACTGGTAGCAAAGTCAGTGGTGATGTAGAAGTTGTAGTTGCTCTTGTTCTTCAGCAGGGCAGCACGAGAGTAATAACGAATATCCCCATCAGCGATCAGACGATCTTCATCAGACATGATCTTAAGCATCAGTTCCTGGTTGAACATGGCAATCTTGCCACCCAGTAATGCTTTCTCATACTGCTGTTTGACATAACGATAATCAAAACGGTCAGGCCAGCTACCCCTAAACTCCGATTCCTCACAGGGGAACATCTCGCATACCGGGTAGACGTTGACAGTCCATGCCCCGGACTCTACTGCTTTATACAGTGGGTCACCTGCGTTAAAGGGAGTACCAGACCAGATCATCATGTTGTTGGATGGGTGCAATGCGTACTCTACTGCCTTGTATACCGTATCCTCGATAGCAGCAATGATGGTAGGGGAACGTGCATCCTCATCCGATACCAGGTCATCAAGGATCGCCAGCTTAGGACGTTTACCCATCTCTTTCGTACCACGGACACCCGTCTTAGCACCATAGCCTTTGATTACTGTGGTTTGCCCTTCCAGGTTGGTAAACTCCCAACGAATATCCGTAAACTTGGCTTTAGGGATCATTCGCTTCAGAAAGTCTGAGTTTTCCCAACGGAATTCTAAGTTCTTACGCATGTTCTTCACACCGTTATCTACGGAGTCAGAAACATACAGGGCCAGCTCAATACGCCCAAACTCAGGCAGGCTACCAAACACACCCAAGTACAAGAACAGGTACTCAGCCATCACAGTAGTTTTAGCAGCACCACGGTGTACCATATTAGCAATACGCCGATCACCCGAGACAACAGTGTCCAGCATTTTGTAGTGAAGCACCGGAGTCTTATGCTCCTCGCCCTGACCACCATTGACCAGCTTGATAAAGTTAACGAACTGCAAAGCAAACAGACTCGGCTTATACGTAGGATCTTCTGCATAAGACACCCCGTTTAGCCAATCTATTACCGTTTTCTTTGGCTGTTCAACGTCAAAAATATTACTCATATCCTTTCTCCTCTCCCAGTGCCGGGCGCTTCTTACGTGGCAATATAATCACTGCTATCCAGCACATGAGGTATGTTAGAAATAACCAGGCATACCATTGGTCAATCGTCATCGCCGATTACCTCACCTTCGATAATACGGCCCTCAGCAATCTCCTTGGCTGTTCTCATACCACTGGCAATGACTTGTTGCTGTTCACGGCTCAAACCTTCCATAACCTGTCTCAGCTCGGTTAAGGTGGTATCCTGTTTCACAGAAACATCCAGCTCCACCTTCTTGGCTTCAGGGGGACGCAGATAGTTCATCAGTGCAGTGGCTGCATCACTCTGTACCTTCTCGCTGGTGGCAGTCTTCATGAGCAATGCCTGATGCATTACAGCATCATGGAATACATGCCTGTACATAATATGAACAGGAATATACGCTACCTCTTTAAGGCTGGATACCAGTTTAGAGTTAGAGTACATACTGACATAAGCACTGACCTCCTTCGAAGACAGTCCTTTACTCAGATAATATTTATAGCGATCAGGGAAAGTCTTAATCCAGGCATCCTGGTTTGACATACCCATAGACAGGTAACTTACAAACTGCACAGCTTCCACATAGTTACTGAGTTTGTACTTACCGTTGGACAGTACGTTGGTGTACTGAAAGAGATTGTGTGCATACTGCTCTGCAAAACCAGGGTCATTATTCAGGATATCGTTAATCTTATCCACCAGCTTAACACTGGCATTCTTACCCAGGTTACTCGGCAATGCATTCTTAAACTCTTCTAGCGTAATCTTTGACATAAACACCTCCAGTTATTGGAGGGAGTATATGCTATAGGTAGGATTAGGTACAAATAGTAAAGGGGCATTAAGCCCCTCTTGTCTTACTTGAATCTGGCAATGCGTAAACCAAGAATAGAACTGTAAGTACGCATTACTTCAAGCTGCATACGTAACAGAGTCTTATCTTCAGTAGCCAGAAGGTCAAAGGTACTGACCTTAGTAAAATCATTTAACTTACGGAGTTTATCTTCTAACTCGGCTTGCTCAAGCAGTACCCTTTCAGCTGGGGTGCCCGAAGGTTTATAAGCCTCTTCAAACACCTGCTTAGGTGACCATGAGATATAATTACTAAAGTCTACATGGTTAGGGTTTCCCTGTCCTACATACTCAACCAAGTACCCTGCATCTTCTGGATTTTCATCAGAAGGGGTTACCCACCCACGTAATTTATTGTACTCGCCACGGGACATTTCTTTAGCTTTGATAACTTTAGTTCCTGTGTACTGTTGCATAACCTTACCCGCCTATAGTGAAATTTATATATTTTATATATGAGAGTTAAAACATAAGCAAGATATAGGTGCATTCGGTTTCAACTTTTGCATATGGGAATTTTTTCTAATTTGGGTATGAGTGTAGTACTTACTACCTGGCGACTACACATACCGGAAGCTACCCCCGGAGCTGAGCAATAAAAAAGAATTCTTACTCATGTCCATTTACTTTTCTCTTACACATCTATGAGCACGCTCAATCAATGGATGCAATGATGCATTCATAACTTAGCTAAGAGGAATTAAACCATGGGTATTCGCGCAGTGTATGACTCAGCAACCAAGACTATCACTGATACCATTGATACTGCTGGTCTGCTTGCATCAGCTGGTAAACGTCTGGCAGAAGTAGCAGATAACAAAGCTAAGCGCTTCAGTGAGATGGTAGAGCTGAAGGATAAAGCTGAATACATCAGCACCAAGAAGCAGCTGGAGAATCAGCTGGCTGCACTTGGCGTATCATTGAATGATGATGATACCAAGTAATAACTAAGCTCACCTTCGGGTGAGCTATTTAATTCATACACATTACACATATACACAATACACACTGTGCTACATGACAGTACAGGTGCGCTCCTCCGTTTCAAAACTTGTGGCAAACTTACTCTCTGGCGTATGTCAGCCTAACTCTGTACTACTTCCTGTATACAGTAAGTTACTGATAAGCCAGTCCAGATAAACTTGTTCAATTAATTTGAATATCATCATCAAATTTACTGACTAACAATCAGCTTGACACAGTGTTACTATCTCACTCAATCCCTTAACACAATCCCTCACTAACCCACCCTCAGTCATCAAATAGCTATAGATCTATTCTATGTAGAATCACCAGTTATCTCCGTGCTCCCGGTTGCTGGGGCACTACGATAACCTAATCACTCATCATCCCTATATAGGAAATGATGGGAAATTAGTGTCAAAGTACTACTTACAGTTACTTTATCCATAGCTCTATACTCTCCCTATACCTCATCATCCATCTACCTCATACCTAATCACACCTATGTACTATCATTATAGGTACACTTATCCACATTAATATTAGTGGTATTACCCACAGGGTAATGTATAGAAGTGTTCACTTAACCTAATGGAGTATTAACTATGAATGATTTAAGCGTATGTGGTGAAGCATGTAACTGTGTTAAATGTCGTGCTGCTAAGGTTCCTGTTGAGCCACCTAAGTATATGTTCGAAGGTGAGACTACTCACGGTGGTACATGGTTAATCTTATCCGATAACGATAAGCTACGTGTGTATGACATTAGCATCCATGTAGCCATGCTAGTAGATCCTGATACAGGTGACTATTGTTATGTGTATTGGGATGAAGCTGATCAATGCTCTAATCCTTACCCATCTTATAAAGATGCTGCGAATGCTTTTGAACGTTATATGCAACACCTGATTGGCGATGCATTAAGCCAGGCAGATGAAATGAACGATAACATGCGTAAGTATGGGACTATCGATAAACCTACTGATATTTAATTAATAAGCCCAGCTAGTCTGGGCTATTACTAACCTATTGGAGTAATAATTATGTTTACCGAAGAACAAATGACTAAGAGCACTAACAGAACTCCAGTAGGACTGGCTAGCTGGTGCTGGTCTCACAGAGTCAATTATGCACGTTATCTGGTACTGGCTGTGGAACAGAATGTATCAGCATTAGCTGAAGATCAATTCAACTACATCCAGAACTGGTGGAATAAATCATGGGCCGGTTTCTCCGGTATCAAAGTCTAATAACCTATCGGAGTATCTGTATGAAACCTTTTACCAGATTCGAAGATATCGAGGTAGGGACAGAGTTCTATTTAGCCCAGACCTATGCATATGGTGGCAGGAAGTCACTGATTAAAACCAGTGATACTCAGGCTGTCTATAACACCTACGACGGTATCACTGTATCTGTACCTGCTAAGCGTTTAATCATTGTAGTAACCAAATAACCTATTGGAGTACTAGCTATGACTATTATCAACACTACTCAATACACCAAAGTAATCAAAAACTGGATTACAGAATCCGGTTTACGTGCAGTAATTCTCCTAGTAAGAGGTAGCCACCACTGTGGCTATGTAGAACTACCAGAACATCTTGGTAAGCCTGGCTACGATGAATATCCAATCATGGAACTCAATGTTCATGGTGGAGTTACCTATGCAGACCATCTGGATGAAATGGATGGTAAATATGTAGTCGGTTACGATTGTGGTCACTATGGTGACTTAATGAAATGCCCAGAAGAACTGAAAGGTACATCAATGGAGCACTCATTCATGTACTCAGATGGTGTCTGGCGAGATGTTGATTACTGCACTAATGAGTGTGAATCATTAGCTAATCAACTGGTAAATATTAAATAACCAATAAGCCCTGTGAAACCAGGGCTAGGAGTTTATATGTCCAAGTCATTTATCTTTGCACTGCACGTTGTAGCTGCAACAGTAATCATCCAAGCAGCACTCTATCATGGTGCTAATGCTTATATCAGCTTAGCTCTGTTAGTAGGACTCCTTGTGTCTGTCTTCCGTAAATGTATGTGAGGTCATTATGAATGTGTTATTCCCTGTTAAGTTAATGTCTATCCTCAATGCTCTTAAAGACAATGCCAAATGGCAGAGCCAGCTTCACTTTGCAGAGCATAACTATAATGATCAGTATCCAAAGGATGGCAGAATTCGTGTTGCTTTAATGGCGCCACAGCTAATGCATGTGGTAATCAAAGAAACAGAGTTAAGTTACTTTCGTGTACGTCTTGCTTACTCTCCTGATAACTTCAGGATTAGTAAGAATACACTCCTTGAGCTTTATGACGTTAATGGAAAGCTGATTAAAGTATTGCCCCATTCTGAATGGAGTACCACATTATCTCTGGCTATTGAAACAGAGATGCTGGAAATACTCCTTAACATCAATCCGTGGTAAACCAGAGGTAAATATGAACAGAGAAATAGCTGATAAGATTTATAGCCGTACATGGTGCCATAAAGTCGATACTACAAAACAAGCTAATGCTGCTATTGCTAAAGCAGCTGAAGCTGGTGCTTATACCATATGTATTGAATCAAATTCATTCGATGCATTAGTTACCATTGGTGCTTCGTTGAAACAAGCAGGGTTTGATGTAGAACCCTACAATGGTAGTACTGACATTTTAGAAATAACCTGGGGTTAACTATGGATCTTGAATTAGAGCTACATCGTAAAGCTGTCAAAGAAGCATCATATCCACATATCACTCGTAGACTAGTTCAAGACCATTTAGGACAACAGTGGTATGTCAATCGTATTGAAATAACCATCATGGGTGAAGAGTTCTATCACGCTAGATCAGAGATTATGGGGGATAAAGAAATACTCTACCCATTGTTATTAAAGATGCTCGCCTATATCAAAGATGGTGGTGTGCTCAACTTAGCGTACTGGAAACGTATTGAATATACATATTAAGAGGTAACTATGTTAACTAAAATTGAAGGTTCAAAATATAACTGGATAGATAGCAACGATATCTATGTAGGCTATGACACTTCAACAGATTGTTGTGAAGATGCTGGCTGGTACATTCGTGACCAACCTACTTCATACTCTGAGTATAATTCAGAGTTGGATATCAAATTCAACAATACTGATTTAACCGATTACAAGTTCGATGTAATGGGTGAAGCTATTGGTATTGATTATCAAGTGGAACAAGATGATTTAGATGAGGGTGGTATTGTAGTCTTTAGACTTCTGCACCCTTCTAAACCTCCTTTGTATCTGCACTTGTATAACTGCCACAATGGCTACTATGAACATGAGGTATTAACCAATATACCCAACAAGAATGTATGCCTGTAAACAATAGCCCTCACTAGAGGGCTTAGTTTATTAACGTGTTCTCCGAACACTCTTGTGAGCTGTTCTACTGGAGACAGAAGATGAAGATTTATACTTTAGAGGAGGCCCGACTAATGCATAGCATAGGTATAACTATGCGTTGTTTAGGTAGAGGCATACCCTCATTTATTAACCCTAAAACAATGGTAATGGTTACCACTGAAACTATGGAATGTTATGCCTATGAAGGCACCTTCTATGGGGATATTCGTATATACCCATCTCATTGTAAATGGGAGATAGCAGATGACATTTAATGAAGCCAGGGCTGCATTAGCTATTGGATGTAAAGTGTATATGCCTCATTGGGCTGTTACCAGATATGTGTTTGCCATGGATGAACAGTTTATCCATTACTTAAATAATAATGGAGAAGCCAGATCTGCTGAGACACCGGCTAATCATATAACTAGTACAGATTGGGAGATCTATCATGAAAACCAAGGAAGCAGTTCTAGCTCTTAAACTAGGATGCAAAGTACGAAGGGAATCATGGGCACCAGGTGAGTGGGTAAAATATGATTCTACTGATAATATAACAGTTAGTGAGGACGGTACTACTTATCTGAAACTCGAAGACTTTATACCTTGTTATGGTGACATAATAGAAGGTTGGGAGTTATTCAATGACAACAGCTGAAGCAATACTAGCGATGAGAATTGGATGCAAGATCAGATCTGACTGGATGAGGGAAGGTTTGTATTACTATATCCAAGGTAATGCCATTCATGCCAGTGATGACTGGTCAAACTTTATGAGTATTACCAGATTCGCTCAGTTATTCGATAACTCACATAATTGGTACATTGTATGAATGCTAAAGAAGCACTATTAATGTTGAGATTAGGAGCTGTAATAAAGAGGGCTAGTTGGAGAGAGGAGGCAGCAGCCGTAGCCCTAGATCACGATGGTAAAATATTTATACGCTTCACTGATGGCCATACCATGAGGGATACAGTGGAAAGCTTCCTAGCTCAAAAATGGACAGATTGGGAGGTATATTGTCCACAGGACAATAAATGAATATGTTAAACATACTGGCTTATATATCAGGCTGTATATTAATAATCTATCTACTATGGGAGAAATACCATGAGTAAAATAATCTATGTATATGCTACTGCTGTTAAGAAGTGTGTGCATATCCGTGTCAGTGATGCATGGATGAAAAAGGTAAAGATGGCTTTAGCCATTGGTTGTACCCTTGATGGGTACTGTATTGATGGTTCACGTATTAAGCGTAAGAACCAGAGAAATATATCCAGTACTCGTGGCGACACTGATGATATGTTTAAAGGATACGATGTATTCCTTAATAAACATGGTGTATGGGAATTCAAGAAGTATGTACCTAAAGAAAGACTACACGGAATAGTTAGTGGTCGTTGGGGTGCTCGTGGTGGTATTCAAAACTTACCTAAGGTGTAACTATGTTAATAGAATTAAGTACATTAAATACCCCTGCTAAACGCTTCTGGGAAGTTAATACTAAGCAACCACCTATCTATTCAATATCAGATGGGGAGCTTAAGAAAGCTCGCGTTCAATATAGTATTGGTATTACTGAACCGAGGGTTAACGTATTTAAGCTACGTATTAAAATGGGGATAAAAGTATCCATTAAAAATGTAGTATTCCTCAACGATAATAAAGCTATGAAGCTTTATAAAGACGATCAAGGTTTCTACCTTAAGGAGATAGACTGGTGAAATACTTTGCAATCATCTCATTCTTCTGCAATGAGAACTTCAACAATGCACTCAATGTAATTGAGCAATATAAACCTGTATTAACCCAGGAGGAGTATGACTGGTTAATATCAGTATGGGGGTAACATGAGCTACTATGCTGTATTTGGGGATATTCATCCCTCAATGATGGTTAGGGTAGATGAAGCTGAAGCTAAAACTATTCAAACTAAACTAGCCATTGGTATTAAACCAGAGGACATAAGACTACTGAACAAGGTGCGTGACGGTAGCAGAAATCTGGGGACTCAAGATTATCTAATTCTTAATGGTATTGAGTACGCTATTATTAGCAGAGGTCAGTACCTTTATCTGGAGGAAGTGGATGACTCTCTCTTCTAATCAAGTATTTAAATGGCATTCTAAGATGCTGGGTGAAGGTACTATATCTTATTATAGTGACTTCAACATAGGCATCAATGCCACTATCACCATTACCAAATTCAATGTAGCACTGGAGAAGTTCCCACGTATTGCAGTGGTAGACTTTCCAGCTTCGATAGTTGGTGTTTATAAAAAGAACTTCACTATCAAAGTAGATATGCGTGAAATTAAAGCTCTGATGGCTAAAGTAGCCATTGGAGTCCCAGTTATTCTTGAACAACGGATCTCATTCTCATGATCGATGTAAATATTACTCTGGAACAATGCCAGCTGGCTTATGAAGGTGGTATGGATGAATTGGCTCTGAAGCTATTCACCCGTGCTGTAAGCCATTTGTGTGCAAATGTGGGTGAGTCCGAAGCACTCAATGTAGTAGCTGAAATCCTCACTGAAGACTGTATTGATACTCTTCATGAATATCAGGCTCTCATTATCTCTGATCCGGCAGAACATACTGCCTATGAAGATATCATTTCGTCCATCTTTCTTATTTAAGACATTGCCCACAGGGCAATGAATGCAAAGGCAATCCTGCCTGTTCGTTCTTCATTTCATATTAACTATCGAGGTATTTATCATGGCTTATCAGAAAAACACTACTGCAAACAACACTTCCAATTCTTCTGCTAACAACGCTGCTGCTCCTGCCGAGCGTAACGTTGGTGGCTATCTGAACATCGGCGTCAAAGGCCGTGATGGTCAGGTTCGTCGTCTGGGCCAGGGTGGCCGTGGCATTGCCCTGCGTGAAGACCATCCGGTTGAAGGTGCAGTACTGGAGTTCCTGCGTTCACAGGGCGTAGAAGCCCTGGGAGAGCGTCTGGTAATCACCTTTGGTGATGCCAAAGCACTGGAAAACTTCGAACTGTAATCCATATGCCCAGCCTTGTGCTGGGCTATTTAATTGAGGACATACCATGGCTAAAAAATGGAATGATCGTTGGGGCAGTGAAACACTGGAACGTAAAAGATCTCGTCATAAATGGATCATTAAAGAGTTTCAGGATAGTGATGCTTCTACTCATATTGCCAGTAAAGGCAGTAAACATAACGTATGTGCGCTTATTACCAAGGCATTGGTTAAGCAGATACTCATGCGTAAAGCACTGGGATTAAAAGAATTTAGACTGAATAAGATGATCACCTGTAATGGTGAGCAGCTACCTAAATACCCAATGCCCAATGTGCTGATAAACCAGAGTATCTGGGTGTCTGCCAAGTACATCAACAAAGACGTATGGGAGTTCTATCTTGAATGATTCATGGGAAGCCCTTGTAGGCAAGAGGATTACTTCTGGCTTTGATGGGCATGTTTATATCGTGCTTGAAGAGTCGTGGATTAAACAGCTACGTACCCAATATATGCTGGGTATCAAGGAACCTTTACTAAGGCTTCCAGGGGTGTTGGGTAAATATAAAACCAACAGTGAGTACAGGCTTAATACTGCTCACTATCCTGAAGGGATATCCAGATTTAAACCAAGAATAATAGCTGACAGGATCAATGAACCTGGCTGTGAATGGCAATTACGACTAATAAGAGGAGCTGACTAATGCAGCATAAATGGTTACCAGTTGAGGAACTTCAGGCCATCAACGAACGTCAGTTCAATAAGAAACATATTGATGGTTATATCCGTAAAGAGCTGTTTGAAGACCCTGATTGCAACCTGTTAGACAAGGTAGAACAGGGTGTATCTCTGTTAAACCAGTGGCTTGAAGGTCAGTATTATGACTCTAAAGCTGTACGCCTTAACCACCTCAAATCCCTTGATCTGGAAGCTATTGTGAAAGAAGTGTTCGTGGGAATTATGTATTTCCCTGAACCTACTCCAATGGTCAACGTAGTAGGCCAACTGGCTTCCAGACTAGGTTTCGATGATAAACGTGACAGCATTCAGACTATGGCTGAAATCGTAGCTGTCCTCACGGATACTGACGTATATGACATTAACAAGCCTCATCCTAAAGCATCTCTGTATATCGTTAGCAATATTGGGTTGCCTGACCAGCTGGCTCAATTCATTGAGCGTTCGTGTTATCTACCACCACTGGTTTGCCCACCCAAGAAGCTTACCCATAACATGGATACTCCTTACCTTACTTATTCATCTGATAGCCTTATTCTAGGGGGATCATTCAATCACCATAACGAGGATATCTGTCTGGATGTAATCAACAGCCGTAATGCTGTGCCTTACTCTCTGGGCATAGAATTCCTCTGTAATTACGAGGAAGAACCTACATTTGACCTCAATGAGATCGATGTAGAGAAGCTCCAGAAACACCGTAAGAAACCTCTCACACCGTGGGAGAAGGCTGATCTGGTACGTAAACAGAAAGATAACTGGATGCGTTACAAACGTCAGTCGTATTACTTCTATAGCCTGATGGTAAACCAGGGTAATAAGTTCTACTTTGGCAACAAGGTAGACAAACGTGGACGTATTTATACCCAGGGTTATCACATCAACCTTCAAGGCACTCCCTTCAAGAAAGCCAGCTTAAACTTTGCCAATAAAGAGCAAGTAACTGGTGTGCCTGATGAATTTAAACTTTAAATAGAGAGACTTAACTAATGGTAATCAACACTGCTTATGGCCCAAACTTCAAATATATGTCTGGTTGGGAATACATGTGCATCGACGTAGCCAACTACTACGGACTGGACAAGAAACTGTTCGAAGAACGTATTCAGTGGGTATACGACAACATCAAAGATCTGGAAAGCAAGGTTCAGGATGCTGAAACCCCTGAGCTGTATCATAAAGCTGTTATGACTTTACGTCGTGTACAGCGTGGGGAAGCTGTAGGCAACATCACCTACTGGGATGGCTGCTGCTCTGGCATTCAGATTATGAGTGCCCTCACAGGCTGTGAGAAGGGTGCATACAACACTGGCTGTATTGACCCAGAGAAACGCATGGATGCCTACAGCAACACCACAGAGGCCATGAATGGCGTTCTGAAGCGTAAAGGTCTGGATAGTATCCAAGTACCTCGTAGTCATATCAAACAAGCTGTAATGACCTCTGGTTACGGTTCTAAGGCTGTGCCTAAGAAGGTATTCGGTGAGGGCGAGATGCTGGACTACTTCTACGAAGCAGCCCACATCATCGCTCCTGGTGCGTTCAACCTTATGGATGAACTCCTGGGTTCCTGGCGTCCGTATGCTCTTGAGCACGTTCTGGAGTTGCCTGATGGCTTCATTGCTAAGATGAAAGTCATGGAAACTCTGGAAACCAGAATTGAAGTAGATGAGCTTGACCACGCTACTTTCACCATGGAATACAAAGAGAACCGTGGTACAGAGAAAGGCCGTGCTAACGTAGCCAATACCATTCACTGCTGTGATGCCTATCTGCTGCGTGAACTGGAGCGCCTGTGCAACTATGATCCAGAGCTGGTAGCTGAAGTATTGAAGATGCTGGAAGCACGTCTGCTGGCTCATAGCATGGATGTGCAGGCTGAAGAGGCTACTGGTGAAATGGTACGTCGTATCCGTCTGTGGAATGAGAATAAGCAGTCTTCTATGGTTATTCTCAACGATATCAACTGGAGCAACTACATGCAGTTACCTCTCGACTTAGCTCGTAATGTAATGCGTAAAGTTAACTTCATGCTGACCTACAAACCATTCCCTGTGGCTACTGTTCACGATGCCTTTGGTTCCCACCCAAACAACTGTAACGAAGTACGGTACTGGTACAAAGAGATGCTGGCAGAATTTGCTGATAGCACCATTCTGCAATCCCTGATGAACCAGCTGTACCAAACCACTGATGGTGTATATACCAAACTGTCTAATAACCTGGGGGATAAAATCCGTGGATCAAACTACGCTCTTAGTTAATAGGCTGGCAATAGCATCCCTGGTTTTCTCAGGGATTGCTGTCATCTGTAACATTGTGATTTTGATAATTACGATATATCAAGATCTTCAGTAACCAAACACCTACCCTTCGGGGTAGGTTTATTTTTTAAGGAATACTATGGCTACTTACAACACTCCCAATGCTCGGTATGTACCACTAGAGCTGGTTAAATTAATCAAAACCAGAGCAGCAATTGGGCTTAAAGAAGCACGCTATGAGCAGCCCTATGATGAAACACCTGTGCCTGTAGTACCACAAGGAGTACCTCCAGGTACTCAGTGTAAATCACACAGGAGCATGAAAACTAATATGATCATATGGGAGGCAAAATGGCCGTAACAGGGTATGTGTACCCACAAGTGGTGATACCAGTTGCTCTGTATAGACTGGTTAAAACCAGAAGTGCTGTAGGACTCACAGAGGCTGAAATAGTCTTACCTATTGGCTGTGAGTTAGGATCCTACAACGAAGAGGATCTGCCCAAAGAGTTTGCTACATGGGAAACCCTGCAAAAGTATCAAGTGATCATGGGCGAAACAGTAGCGTTTAAACAGTGGAATGCAATATGGACACGATAAAGTACATGGTGCCAAGAGGTACTGTTAACAGAATCAAAACAGCTAATGCCATAGGCATACAAGAGCTGGAGCTGAAACCAGTTACTGTCATCGCAGCAGTAGAAGGGCAATTTGAAGTCATACATAAAAATTCCATCCCAGGAATTGAATTGGACTTAGAATCTGCCCCAATAGGCTGGATCTACTGGAAACCAGGCAATGAGGAGCAACCTGGATTCGCTTCTATGAAAGAGTATCAACGTAAGATGATAGAAGGGATACTCAGAAAGCAACAGCTACCTAAACCAGAGCAGTTCATTAATGATCGGTCTATTCAGGAACCTAAAAGTACATCTGACATAGCTGATGCTTTTAACTTCTTCAATAAAATATATAGTGATAATACTAAGCTTTGATGCCCTCCGGGCATCTTTGCGAGTTTAAGGACTGGTCTAAGGGCTTAAGCCTTTGTGACCTCCGGTCACTTCTGTGAGTCGCTCGACTCATTACCATCACTTAATTCTTATCTATGCCATTGGCAGGGGAGCAAGTCTCCCCACATTTTTAGTAGTTTAGAGTGTTCCAGTAGTACTTCTTAGTACTACTAGTACGCTTTCAACCTGTATTATAAATTTACCGAAAATCCCCATTTTGACTAAAGTAAACTATAGGCTAACGGGGTTTAAGACAGTCTTAACCTATGTCCTAAAGAGGCTCTTATGATCTATGTATTAATTGCTTTAGCCATTTGCTGCATCAACTTTATCTGGTGGACACACCTGGTAAGGATCTCAAAAGCTGAACTGGAAAAAGCTGAGTATGAGTATGAAGCTACCCAGACAGTTAAAGCACATCTACGCCTCTGCGGTTATGAGGCAAAACTTCACCGTCAACAAATGTGGCAAGGATTTTGGGGAATCACAGCATTCATCTGCGCCCTTGTCTGGAGCTGTATGTACAATGGATAAAGACAAGATCAACAAAACGATGAAAGACTTCGACGAGGCTATAGATAAAGCGGAAGCTGAAGTAGCCCGTCTCCAGGAACTTCGTCGTGAGTTCATCAACCAATACAACCTGAATAAGGAAACCAGTAATGAAGACATGGTGGATCAACCGTGATCCTGAAACCCATGCCTACCTTCCTGAGTGCCGATCCATAAGCCAGAGTAATTCTTATACAAAGCATGAACCAGGCTTCAAGGGTTCCCCTCGTCTCTTGTTAGCTAAACGGAATGCTTCACAGGCATTAACTCTATGGCGACAAGGCAAATGGGGTATGCACTGGGAAGATGGTATTGATGTGTATCAAAGTAAACCTCACCGTGAAACTCTTCCAATGGAGACAGTCGAAGTGACTATTCAACGATGCCTTGAAGGCAAACCAATGGTATTCGTATTTGGATCCAACGAAGCAGGTATCCATGGTGCTGGTGCTGCTAAAACAGCTCTACAGCTCTATGGTGCTGTACTGGGTAAAGGTCATGGTCACTATGGCAACAGCTATGCTCTGCCTACTAAGTCCCCTGGCTTGCGTACCCTGCGTGGTCAGGTGATCCATGAGTATGTGGATACCTTCCTGGCTTATGCACGGGATCATGGTGAACTGAACTTCATGGTCACTCGTGTGGGATGTGGTCTTGCTGGCTTAAAAGACAGCGACATTGCTCCTATGTTCAAAAATGCCCCAGACAACTGCTATTTCGATAAGGTCTGGGAACAGTATTTAATCAATCCTAAAGTATGGGGAACTTTTTAATGACAGCTATCAACTCTAATACACTTCTGGCTATGGCTCGTGAAGGCTACTGTATGCACCAGATCTCCACAGTATCCGGGGTTAAACTGGAAACTGTACGGGGTATTCTCCGTGCTGCAAACCAGAATGGTGAATTTGATGCTGCCCTGCATCTGTCACCTACTAAACGCCAGTTGTCCCATAACCCTCAAATTCTGGCTTCTCGTGCCTATATGTACCCTCAAGTACCTCCTATGGACTATGGCAAGCTGGAAGAACGTATCCATGCTCTCATGGCCTCTGGTGAAAATGTCTGGGGTAATCCAGAAGTTAAACCAGCGAAGCCTAAGCTGACCCCTACGGAGTATCTGAAAGTAGCACAGGATACTGCTGCCATCCTGGCTGCTAAAAAATCACTGGAAAAGGCTAAAGAAGTAGTCGATTCCATTAACCCATTAACCTACGTCCAACACCTGGAAGATGAAGATCTGATGTATCTGCTTCAGGTGGGGATGAACGAACTGCAAAAACGCTATTATGGAAAAGATGAAGCCAGTAGTTAATAGCCTCTACCCTACAGCTGACAGTCTGGACGATGCAATGAATCGTGCTAAGGCCAGCCTGTATGGCTGCTCCCCTAACGAAGTACATGCTGCTGTCATGTGCTACCACAATACCCTAATCAAAGAGATGCTCAATGCTCGACAAGATACTGGAGGAGCTTCCCAACCGTAGGGAGGAAGTTCTTGCCCGTGTATTCGAACGAGTAGATATCAAAGATCTTGGCTTTAAACTTGAAGGTTTACCCAGCCCTTGCTTCATATGGACTGGCCCTGATTCAGGGACTGGACGTGGTGGAGGCTATGGGCGTATGAGTCTCAATAGCCAGACTGTAGCTACTCACCTCGTTGTATATACCCACTTCTATGGCTATATCCCATCCAAAAAGCAGATAGACCATAAGTGTCGTAATCGCTTGTGCTGTAACCCTGCACACCTGGAAATGGTAAGCCAGAAAGAAAACTGTAAGCGGCGTGATAAAGCTCTAAAGGAGGCTTCATGACAGACGAAGAGTATGACGAACAGTTTAAACGTGAAGTCTTGCCTGAATGGGCTGAACGTTATGATCCCTCCGGGACTCTGGAATTACACCGTCAGCTATGCACAAAAGATGGCCGTCGATTAGGTAATGCTTTCATTACTAAAATCGGATCCACAATGAGCATTGCCGACTTTAAGCCAGAACCCTGTTACACGGTGCTGACTGATGCAGGCTCTCAAGTACGAATGATCGAAAGTGAAATTCATGAGTACTTCTACATTGGTGAGTATATCGCCAAAGCCTATACAATCCCTGGTTTAAGGGGCATTACCCATGAATCGAAATCCTGATTGGCAACAAATATTAGGTATTGGTTTAGTACTCGGTGCTTTCATTATGGGTATGCTCATTTATTGGACAACTACCCGTGAAGTTTCAATGAAAAAAGCTAAGTGTGAACTCAGTATTCCTCGTAATCAAAACTGTGTAATGCAGTTTGTTCCAGAGAAATCAAAATGAAAAAATTTTTAGCTGTAATTGGTTTAATCACTATTTTGTTTAGTACTTTGATGTGCTTGGGTACTGAAGTAAATAACATCATGCAACAGATCCTAGTTACCATCCGTATGGTGAGTGGGTATGTAGCTACCTACGTTATCTTTCGCTTACTCTCTGTATTCGTTAAGTAACTTCCTAAACCTGGTTTCATATAAGCCAGGTTTGTGAATGTCACTCATAAACCTATTAAGGAATTAATCATGTCCCATAACGACAAACGTACTCCCCATACTGATGCTCTGGAAACTCTGGGCATGATCCACCAGCACGATGAAAAACGTGATGCTATCCACCTGGGGGTTGAACCAGTGGAAGCAGGCGAACAACTGGCTGTAGGTGCCACCATTGGCATCAAAGATGGTAAAGCATATCAATCTACCAAGCGTAACGGTATCAAAGCTCTAGGCATTGTAGACCCGTTCCTGGAAGGCAAAGTACTTCCCGGTCAGCGTTTCTGGTTAGTGGTAATGCCTCGTCAGATCACTTCCCTTCGACATGTCTGGGAACATCCTGATTTCCCTGACTCTCGTGAAACCAGTCATGCAGTGACAGTACCTAAAGCATGGGACGATCTCAGTGATGCTGAACGTAAAACCCATGTAGCTATTGGTACTGAGTTAGGTAAAGCGTGGGAATACTTAGAAGAGTATGCCCGTGAGCTGTCTGACTATGATGATCAATTTACTGCTGATGATCTCTTTGATACAGGTAAGGTAAACCTGGAAGATCCATCAGGCTGGAACTATCTGGTAGGCGGTTCATCTATGGAAGGTGAACGTCCTTCTACTGAATACTGGGAAGCAATGTCTGTATTGCTCAATCGTGACCTTACTGAAGTTAATAAACCTAACTTCTTCTCCTGCTCCTGCTAAGGAATTCACATGTTTGATGTTTCATTAGCAATCGGTGTCACTACTGACACTACCCCAGAAATTACTGTTCAAGTGATCCTTGATGGTGTGCCTATCATGGATCCCCAAGTCATTACTGCTCAGGTAATGTCTGCTGTATCAAACAAGATCCTTGCCCAAGGTGGTAAGGGTATTGGTTACATGATCAATCAAGACGGTAGCTTAGGCGACCGTATTAAATTCACCGCATCTAAAGTAGAGACTATCTAACATGGCAACGACTCTGACAACACCTCTCGACATTTCCAAAGCTGCTAACACTGTAGCCCATATCATGAAGCAAGGTCTTGTACCAATGCTGTATGGTGCTCCTGGCTTCGGTAAATCCTCTATTGCGCAGGAAGTAGCTGATACCTACAACCTGCTGCTGATCGACCTTCGTTTGGCTGGTATGGAACCAGTAGACATGAATGGCGTACTGGGCTTCAACGAAGACAAGTCCAAAGGTAAATACATCCCTCTGGATGAAATCCCGTTGGAAGGTGATCCTATCCCGGTTAACCCTAAAACTGGCAAGCAGTACGCTGGTTTCCTGGTACTGCTGGATGAGTTGACCTCTGCTGCTGATGATACCAAAGCTGCAAGTTACAAGTTCATTCTGGATAAGAAAGTAGGCCAGAAACACGTACACAAACGTATGTGGATCATGGCTGCTGGTAACCGTGAAGATGATGGTGCAATTGCATCCTCTCTGGGTACTGCTCTGGGTTCTCGTGTGGTCAACCTGACTATCAAAGAAAACCTGAAGTACTGGCTGAAACTGTTCACTGCAACTCTGGATCCCCGTATTGTGGCTTTCCTCAACTACGAACCAGATGCATTCAACAAATTCAACCCAGATGCCAACGAGTATACCCATGCGTGTGCTCGTACCTGGTCTATGCTGTCCAAGCTCATCACCCCGCTGGAATCTATTGAAGGCTGGGAACCAATGATCGATGGCACTGTAGGCGTAGCTACTGGACGCAGCTTCCGTACCTTCGTTACTTACTTCTCCAAAGTAGTAACTATGGAACAGATCCTCAAAGATCCTGAAGGTGCTCGTATCCCAACTAACGAACCATCCTGGATGTATGCCCTTACTGGTGTACTGGCTCGTGGTGTAGCTGAAGATAACATTGCTAAAGCAATGACCTTCATTGAGCGTATGCCAGCGTCCTACCAGGTGATCTCTATGCGTAGCATCATTGCACGTAACCCTAAACTCGGAAGTAATGTTGAGGTGAGCAACTGGTGCACTCGCCACGCTGACGAACTTTTCTAAGGAATTACAATGTCACCACTTGAGAAGATCCTCGATAAAGCCTTTACTACTCTGGCTTTAGATGAGAAGTATGTGTTCTGGGCTTCAATGATACTCAGATTAAAACATAAGGAAGTGCCCGCTGGGCACCCTTGTGATTCTGCTTACACGGATTCTTTAACCGTGTATTACAACCAGAAATTCATGGAGATGCTCAAACCTGCTGAACACCCTTTTGTGGTGGCTCATGAAGTTGGGCATATTGTGCATGAACACTGCACTACCTTCCCTGTCGATCTGGATGAAGATCTGTGGAACCAGGCTGGTGACTATATAATCAACCTGGAACTCAAAAAGTCTGGAATGCCAATGCCTACAACTATCAAGGTATTGGTAGACTCCCGCTTTGATGGCATGACCACCATGCAGGTATACCGGATTCTTCAACAGGAAGAGGCTAAGAAACCAGGAACTCATAAGGGTAAAAACCCTATGCCTGATTTCAATAAACAGTCCCTAACCCAAGAAGAACAGGACAACCAGAAGCAGCAAATTGATAGCATCTTATTAGGTGCTAACATGGCAGCTGAAATGGCTGAGGCAAACCAGACCGGTAAACAGTTTGGACGTGGTACTAAGGATATGGCTCGCCGTATTGAGGATCTCTTAAATCCTCCAATTCCATGGCAGCACTATCTGAAGATCTTCTGTGAGAAGGTTACACGTAAGCCTGGTCGTACATGGTCACGTCTTCGTCGTCGTATGCTGGTGCACGATATCACTGCTCCAGAACGCCGTGGTAAGTCCCTGGGACGTATTTCATGGGCTATTGACGTATCTGGCTCCATTGGCAAGAAAGAGTTCACCATCTTCTTAGGCGGTGTCTATCAGGTACTGAAACTGTTTAAACCAGATGAGATAAAGCTGTATCAGTTTGACGCTGATATCAAGGATATCTCTCGTATCTGTACAGTACGTGATCTGCTCAATGTTAAATTCAGTGGTGGTGGTGGTACTTGTATCGACAGTACCATCGAAGACTTTGCCCGTGATAAAGCATCACTGGGAATGTTCATCCTGACTGATGGTTATCTCAGCCAGCACAATCTGGTAGATCCTAAACGTCCTGTAATCTGGTTCGTTTATGATAATCCTAACTTTGTACCAAAATTTGGCAAAGTGGTTCACTTTACAATGGAAGGGCTTGTATAGAAGCCCCCTTAACCAGGAGCATTTATGCAGCTATCCCAAGGCCAACAGAAAGCCTGTGAGTTCATCACGGACTTCCTGCTTAACAAACACCAACCTCACGATATCTACGTCCCCCGCTTTAAGGGGGATGAAGATCCTATGGTATTTAGCAGTAATCAGGTAATGGTCTTATCTGGTGCTGCTGGTACAGGGAAAACCACCGTCATTAAGTATGTGCTTGAACATCTGGAAAAAGTACAGAAGACGATGGAAGCACTGGGGATTAAAGTACAACGTAATCCCCGCGTCGAATTTACAGCTACCACCAATAAAGCTGCTGAAGCTTTTGAACATGCTATGGGTTGTTCTGCAAAGACAATCCACAGCTTACTTCGTTTGGGTATGGAAGAAGATCCTAAGACTTATAAGGATGTTCTCGTATCCCATAAACCAGATGAGCTGCTGTGGAATACCTTCGTCTTTGTTGATGAGGCCAGCTACATTGATATGACCTTGTTAGAGCATATCTACATGAAGCTGGGTAAAGGCACCAAAGTAGTCTTCATGGGCGACAAAGCCCAATGTAAGACTGCTGAAGGTGACTTGCCTGTATTCGAAGAAGGCCGTTTCCCTATGGTGGAATTAACCCAGATCATGCGTCAAGCTGACGATAACCCTGTACAGGCGTTATCTAAGCGTCTGCGTCAATGGGTGCTCGAAGGTGGCCCTACACCTCCATGTAATGTGGATGGCAAGAACATCATCTGGGTAGAACGTAGTAAGTTCGAAGCAGGGATGATCAGGGATATGTCCCGTGATGAATGGGAATACTCTACCAGCAAATTCCTGGCCTTTACTAACAAGCGTGTGAACGAAGTAAACCATAAGATTTATTCTCAGGTTACTGGTTCTCAAACGCTCAGGGAAGGTGACTATGCGATCTGTAACAGCTATGTAGGTGGCATCAAAAATGTCCTCCCTGCTATTGGTACAGACCGTCTCGTTTACCTTACTGGTTTAGAACCAGGTAAACAGTTGGGTGAAGAAGGTCACTGGGTTTACACCGACCGTAACCGTAAAGGCTCAAAGGATTTTAAATCAGGTGAGAAAGTTCAAGCTTATTTCATGCCTAATGATAAAAAGGCCAAAGATAAGCTACTCAAACGTTACTCCAAGAAGCTTCAGGGAATGGTTTTCGCAGAAAACCCGGAAGAGTTCACCGCAATCAAAAATGCCTTGGATAAGGTTAAAAGTACCTGGATCGATCTACGTCCAGTGTTCGGATGCACTATCCATAAAGCCCAAGGTTCTACCTTCCGGCGTGTCTATGTGGACTTAGGTGACCTCAATCGTTGTCGGGATATCGATCAATTAAGACGACTGCTCTACGTAGCCATTTCTCGTGCTCGTTTGCAGGTAGTACTTACCGGAGACATACCATGATAATTAAGACCATTGAAATGGATCTTCTTTGTCGGTATTTCAAACAGGCTATGTTTGATAAAGCTAAAACAGAATTTGTGGTTTGGGTAGTTGAAGAAATAGTGCCTAAGCACTCAGCTTTAACAGGTTCTAAGTATTTCACCAGGAACGGCGGTAATTACCCAACTGTACTGGGTGATACTCCTGTAATTCAACTGCACCCCTCATTATGTGAAGCCTTTGACGAACGGTATGATCAGTTACGTCAAATGGAAGAACTTGAGGGTAATTACTACGAATACCTTCTGAGGGATCTTATAGCTGATAGTGGCAGTCTATCTGACTTTTATGTCCTTCTGCCTGAAGCTATGCATGAAACTCTCAGATCAATAGGATTAAAAGCTGCTGATGAACCCACTTCGGTATCTTCAGAGCAAATCGTAGAATTTCGTGAAAAACATGCAAAAGCAATCTCAATGTTTAAACGTCGTAAAACGATGGAAAGCATCGGGGTTAATAAAGGATCAATCATATGAAAACTGAAATTAAAGTAGGTGAGTACACTGTTATTCACGAAAATGGTACTAATTTTCATGCTTTACGTCATGGCGAACAATGGCGAGATCTTACCGGAGATAATCTGGTATTAGCCTTAGTTAGTCGCATCGAACAGTTGGAAAAGCTCTGGGTAGAGCCAACCGAACAGATGGTCAATGCTGGTTTGGGTGAAGTACAACGCATACTGGATGAGTGGGAAAGTGATCCCTTAGGATGGTGTGTTGATGATGTTACTGATGATCAGGCATCTGATATGGCTGTGTTCACCCTGCAAGCTATGGCAAGCAAGCTGCCTAAAGATCCTGACTAATGGCCTCATCAATTAGGAGGCCATGGACTAAAACAGACAAAAGCTTTCTGATTGATAACTATTTAAGGGGTATGCCTATTAAGAGAATTTCTAAAATCTTAGGGCGTACTCTTAATTCTGTAGACAGTCAAATCAGAGTGCTTGGCTTATCTGAAATGCGTAAAGAGATCAAAGATGAAAACCAGAAAATTATTCTAGATTATCTTGTAGATCATACGATTAAAGAGACTGCTGCTCATTTTAGTACCACATATCGTTTCACCAAACAAATAGCTGAAAGCTATCCTGGTGGTCTTAAAAACTTACGTTTTGAAAGGAAAAGAAATGCCGCTCTCGAAGCAACAAGTCGTCTTCCTCAAGATGGCTAAATCAGGTACTGCTCCTCGTTCTAATAAAAACCGTACAGGTACATCCTTAGCTAAGGCTGGCCTTATCAAGTTTAATCAGATGTATGGCTGGCACCTCACGCCACAAGGCATTGAAGCCTTAAATCAAGCTGCCTAACAAATAAGCCAGATTTATTCTGGCTTTTTCTTATTAAAAGTCTTAGTAAATCTTACTTGAGGATATTCAAATGCAAGTTGCGGATATGCAAAACAAATCGACCTCTGCCTCTCTGGGTGCTGGGGAAACTCTCGCTGTATCCATGGTAGAGGATGCTGCATTTCTGATGATGTTGTCATCTAACCTATATTCAAACCAGCTTCTGGCAGCTATTCGTGAGCCACTGTGCAATGCATGGGATGCTAATATCGAAGCTGGTACTACCGATCAACCACTGAAGATTTCTCTCACCACTGATGGTGAACTGATCATTCAGGATAATGGTTTGGGTATTCCCCCAGAGAAGATCGCCCAAATCTATGGCACCTATGGTGCTTCCACCAAGCGTAACGATAGTAAGACTACTGGTGGCTTTGGTTTAGGCAGTAAAGCTCCCTGGGCGCTTGTAGATGCCTTCCGTGTGACCTCTGAATACAACGGAACCAAGACTGTCTATAACATGGCTCGTTCAGTAGTAGAGAACCAAGGCAAACCAGGTATTACACCTATGGTTAGCGTTCCTACCACTCGCTCTGGTTTAACTGTCAGCTTCCGTTTAACTCTGGATCAGGCTCAGACAGCCCATACCTATCTGAAGTATCTGGTTATGCATGGTGAAATGAATGCAGAACTCAGTTGGATGGGTGGCGAATTTGAGCCTATGGCTAAACTGGGTATGTCCCAGGAAGTTGGGGCATGGAACACAGATGATGAAGTTTGGTACAACAAGTACATGGGTAACCACAGAATCTTTGTGCGTTACGGTGCTGTCATCTACCCAATGCTGTTTACAGAAGCCACTAGCAAAGCCACTGGAATGCTTTCAGAGTTTATGGAAATCGTTGGTATTCAACGTCTGCTGGTTCAAGCAGCCCCTGATACTCTGGCATTAACTCCAGCTCGTGAAGCACTCTCCAGCCAGAAATTAACTGAAGATGGCCTGACTGATCTCTGCGTGCAGTTAGTTGCAACTATGGAAAAGGATATCATTGCCAAGATCCCATCTTCCATTGCTGCTGCTTGCAAACGTATGCGTGAAGGTAAATTTTCTAATGGGCAACCTGCTATTGGCAGTACTGCCAACATTTTGGAGGAAATCCAGCCTACTGTAGTGAGACGTTACCTGGGGAGTAACCTGGGATCCTCTATTCGTATGAAGTACTGGAAAGAACTCAAAGAAGCCGAACATGTTGGCTTCAAAAAGTTATACCAGTTTACTAATCCAGAATGGGTACATGCTAATCAGGCTTTGTGGGACTTACGTAAGACTACTACATACGGCAAGCCCAGAACCCGTGAAGCTATCTATGCATTCCTTCGCAAACATACCATCAAACGTATTATGCGAGGTATTGCTGGGGCTGATTTTATCTCAGTTAAGAGTTTACGTTTCAGTACCCAAGAAAACACCTGGTGGGGGCGTAACGTCTATAGTGACGGCTTTATGCGTCGTATTCCGTTCTCTGGTACTCAGATCGTAACTTACCTTGAAAACCAGGTAGTGTTTCTCACTTCCCGGTTGAAAGGTATTGCTGCAAGCAAGTCAGCATATAAGGATTATGTTCAGGGAACCTCGAATGCTGCATGGGCACTTAAAGTGGATCCACGAGCTAAAGCTGATGATATTGCTGTTGTCACTGCAAAACTGCAAAAGCTTGGGTTTACTGTAGTGGATTTAACCCCAGGGGTGGAATGGGATCCTGCCTATCAGGAAATCCTTGAAGCAAAGGAAAAACGTGAGAGAAAAGCGAAGATTAAAGCTGAAAAACCAGGTAATAATCTGGGCACTATCTCTGCATACTTAAAGAATGGTAACTGGGTTTATAAAGGTGAAATTACTTCATGTAAAGAACCTAACCAGGTAAACCAGAATCCTAAGTATTTCATCTCTATTGATGATATCCGTGGAGGTATGCTGGGAAGCTTTATTCATCTGAAGGATGCTACACCAGAGGACTTGTTCGATGGGGTAGTTGTTCGTAATGGTATCGAACGTCGTATGGCTGAAAATCGTGGTGCTATCGATGTAGATGCTTACTTTATACCGCGTGTTAAGCAAGTGGTACTAAGCAAGGCATTTGCAAAGTATGTTACTAAAGAACGCCAGAAAGCCTTGGCTACTCAGCATCGTATCTCATCTCAAGATATCAAGCTGTGTACTAAACTCGGCATTAAACTGCCTGGTTTGGAAAAGCTACGGTACGATCCTTACTTTGAACGTATTCTCAGCCTTACTCCATCTACAGTGGCTGTTTATGCTTATACTCCAGAAGAGTATGAGAAGTTCAATGCAGATGAAAATTGGGATCCTATCCAAACCATCATGCGGGGTAGACTGGAAGAGTTACCCTTTATCAAGAAATTGAAAGTGCTGCGTAAAGACCCTATGTTACGTGCCCTTGGGCACGGTGACGGAAGTGTCCTTCAGTGGCTCATTCAATATCCAGAGCGGGCTTCTGCTCTGAAAACCATCGTTTTAAGTGCACTCAAAAACGGAACTAAACCATGAAAAAACTAGTGACCATCGTAGGAATCTCTGTCGATGCTCAGAATGCTGTCCTCTATTTAGAGGATGGCAGTACTGTGACCATTGCACAGGGTGATCCTCGTTTGCCGATCATCGTCGATGCAGCTAAAAAGCAAATCCCTGTGGATGGCTCTGCGGTTGTAGACATTGCAGAACCTGTCAAGGTACGCAATGAGTTCAAAGAAACTGAAGAAGGCACCGGGGGACTTATCAAGTTCTTCCGTGTTGCCAAAAGTTTCATCAAAAAGTTCATTGACACTGAATCCCCCGAAAAGGTGGATGAAGCTGTTGCTCATATCTCACCACTGGAACTGGGTATTAAACCAGGCCAGACCATTCTGGATGCTGATGAAGCAGATGACACCACTTATGCTCTGGAGGCTCAACCTGCGGCTGTAGAAGCAGTAGTGGAAGCCCCTGTAGCTGAAAAGGTGAAACCTGTTGAGCTGACCAACGATCAGAAAATCGAACTGGCTACAGCCCGTATGCGTGAGCTTGCAGGCAAAGGTAGTACTGTTGATGATCCTGATTTCCACAAACCAATCACGGATGAAGATCCTGATACGATTGTGGCAGTGAACACGCAGACAGGTAGTATTATCCCGAATGCTCATAAGCTTTCATCTCAGATGAAAGCAGCAAGCAAGCTTCAGGATTTCCGTGGCTTCGTGAATTTCATTAATCGTCTGGAGCCTGTCTTGAAAGATCGTGGACACTCTGCTGAAGACCTGATGAAGTTCATCGAACACGGTGACCTTCCTATTGCAGATGACGGTTGTATTGTTATTTACAAACGTCTCAAGGAGAAGCATGGTACTTTCGTGGATGTTCACTCTGGGAACATCAAACAGAATGTAGGTTCTTATGTCTTCATGAAACCAGGTCTGGTAGATCCTAACCGTCGTCAGGACTGCTCTAATGGTCTGCATGTAGCCTCTCTGGGTTATCTCAGCAGCTTCTCTGGCAATGTCACTGTGATGGCTAAAGTACGTCCTGAAGACGTCTTTGCTGTGCCGGAATACAGCCACACTAAAATGCGAGTATGTGGTTATCACATTCTTGCTGTACTGCCTGAATCGCTGCGTAACCACGTTAATAGTGGTGGCTCTATCTCTTCTATTCCAGAAGGTAAAGAGCTACTGAACAAAGTTCTGCGTGGTGCTCATGTGGGTATTACTGAACTGGTTGAAGTGGGTGGGCACAAAGGCACCAATGTTACCTATACCAAGGTCGAAAATACTGAAACAGCAAAAGCTGAAGAAGTAAAAGTAGATCTGGTTAAGGAAACACTGGAACAGTCTGATCTGACAGAAGCACCTGTATCTACTGAAAAGGCAGCGCCAGTGCTGGCTACTGATCTGAAGGAGCCTGCTCCAGTTGTTGCCCCTGAGATCAAGAAGACTAAAATTGACCTCCTTTGGGAGCAATTTGAAGCTGCTTATCTGGCTGAAGATCTGCCTGTTGCTCAGAAGTTTGCAGAGGAATTACTCTCTGCCAAACAGAAAGCTAAGAAAGGCTGGGCTAAACTGGGCATCTCTGATGAAGATGCAGAGCTGATCCTGTCAATTCGTGAAGCCAGTGATATCAAAGTCACTACTCCTGAAACAAAAGCTGAATCTCCAGCTAAACCAGAAGGTAAGGCTATGACAGTCAAAGAGCAGGCACAAGAGCTGTATCGTGTCTTCAAAGAGACTAAAGCCAAAGGTAACCGTGCTGACACCAAAGATGCAGCAGGGGAACTTCAGTTCTTCATGTCCTCTCGTAAGAAAGGGCCGAAAGCCTTCGGACTTGATCCGAAAGTCAGTGATGAATTGAAAACCTGGCTTAAGTAGTACCGAGGGGCTTCGGCCCCTCTTCTTTCGTATGCCACTAGAGAGGTAGGCTATGCGTCATATAATGTTCGCTCATAAACCTGAATTCGAGACAGCAATACTCATCAAAGAGTCTGCTTTCTATCAGGATCAGATTGAGCGTCACTACGTTAATCCTTTAGTCGAAGCTGGCTATGCCAAAGAGAACATTCTGGCGTTTTCACTAGAGTACGAATCCAATGGCAAAGCACCAGCTAAGTTCTGTAAGGACTATTTGGCTAAAATTCTCCCCCAGCTTAAGAAGATGGGTGTTAAGTACATTTATTGTGCTGACTCCACTTACTTTAAGTGTCTGGTTAAGAATGCCAAGATCGATGCAATGATCGGGTATGGCACTCCCTGTTCAATACCGGGGTATGAGGATATTGAGATACTGGTAGGTATTAACTATCAGGCTCTGCTCTATAACCCAAACCAGGCAGATAAACTGGAAATGTCGGTGCAAGCCTTAGCAGGTAAGGTAACCAATAGCTACAAAGCTTTGGGTGCTGATATTCTGAAATGGGCCTTGTATCCCCAGACTGAGAAGGAAATTGACGAGGCATTTGCCAAGTTAATGTCTTACCCTAAACTGACCTGTGATATCGAAACTTTTAGTCTTGATATCTTTACTGCTGGTATTGGTACTATTGCTTTCAGCCCTGATAACACAGGCGGTATAGCATTTACCTGTGACCTTGCAGTGAGTGAAGGGGAAAACTACCGTTGGTTTAACGAAGGCTTTCGTATTAAGCTGCGTAAGTTCTTTGAGGAATATAAGGGTAACCTGAAATTCCACAGGGCTAACTTTGATACCAAAGTCCTGATCTATAACCTCTGGATGAAAGATCCCCTGGATAATGAAGGTTTACTGCGTGGCCTGGATTGTCTCTATCGAGATTGTGATGATACTCGCATCATTGCTTATCTCGCTTTGAACAATACTGCAAAGAATGAACTGAGCTTGAAACAGCTTGCTCATGAGTTTGCAGGTAACTGGGCTATGTCTGATATTACCAATATCCTGGTAATCCCCCTGCCTGAACTGCTTCGCTATAACATCATCGATACCATGTCTACCTGGTACGTCTATAACAAGTATTACCCTGTTATGGTTCGTGATATGCAGCTTGAGCTGTATAAATATCTGATGATGCCAAGCCAGAAGACAATCACTCAGATTGAGCTTACTGGTATGCCTATGATCCCTGCTATGGTAGATAAAGCAGAGAAGCAATTACAGGAATTGCATGATCGAAGCCTTAAAACTTTGTACGCTCACCCCCTGGTTCAAAAAGCAGAAGTGCTTATCCAAACCAGAGCAATGGAAGCTAAGAATGCCAGCTTAAAGACTAAACAGCACCCTCTCAGTGCTTTCAGTCATCTTAAGTTCAATCCAAACAGTGGCAATCATTTGATCACTTTACTTTACGAAGTGATGAAACTTCCTGTGCTGGACAGAACCAAAACCAAGCAACCATCTACGGCTGGTGCAACACTTAAGAAGCTGGAAAACCATGCTACTGAAAGTGGAAAAATAGTGCTCAAAACTCTCCGTGAGTTTGGAGATGGTGAGAAGATCCTCACCAGTTTTATACCCACCTTTAAAAATGCCTTTAACAAAGGTAATGGAAGATCTTACCTACATGGAAACTTCAACCTGGGTGGCACAGTATCAGGGCGATTAAGCTCATCGGATCCAAACCTACAGCAGCTACCTTCTGGGAGCACCTTCGGTAAACTCATTAAGAAGTGCTTTGCTGCACCTGATGGTTGGGTATTCGGTGGAGCAGACTTTAATGCCCTGGAAGACCGTATCAACGCACTGTTAACGCAAGACCCTAACAAGGTCAAAGTGTTCACAGATGGCTTCGACGGTCACTCGTTACGTGCTGTGGGCTATTGGGGTGCCAAGTTAATGCCGGATATCGACATTAATGATCCAGCTTCTGTAAACCAGATAGCTGAGAAGGATCATCCATACTACCCACTACGTAATAAGTCTAAAGCACCAAGCTTTGCACTTCAGTATCAAGGCACCTGGATTACTCTGGTTAAGAACTGTGGTTTCTCTGAAGAGGAAGCCAAAGAAACTGAAGCCAGTTTCCATGCTCTCTATGCTGTATCTGGTGAATGGGTTAAAGAACGCATCAGACAAGCCTGTAATGATGGCTATGCCACTGCTGCCTTTGGGCTGCGTATTCGTACTCCGCTCCTTGCACGTTCGATCCTGGATACCACCAAGACGCTACGTGAAGCTGAAGCTGAGGGACGTACTTTGGGCAACGCTATCTCAGGTCAGTCCTATGGTCTGTTAACCAACCGTGCTGCTAATGAGTTCATGGAACGAGTATGGGCGTCAGAGTTTCGTTACGACATTCTGCCTGTGGCTCTGATTCATGATGCCATTTATGTGCTGATGCGTAACAACGTAAGGGTAATCAAGTTTGTTAATGACAACCTTATTGAGTGTATGGCATGGAAAGGTTTACCTGAAATTGCTGATCCACGAATCCCTCTACCAGCTGAACTGGACTTGTACTACCCCAACTGGGCCAATGCTATCACTCTGCCTAACAACCTCGCAGAAGATGATATAAAGCCATTTGTGGCTAAAGCACTGGATAAGCTAAAACAAAAAGAGGCATCACATGCATAGACTGATCTTCTGTGATCTGGATGGTGTGCTAAACGGTAATAGTGAGTTCCGAAAACAGTACATCCCCAAGGATCCCTCAAACCAACATGAATGGCTGGACTGGCATAAAGCCTGGTTATTCGAGCCTTTAAACCATAAAGGTATCGAGATGGTTAAATCGCTGGTTAATCAGGATTCATTCTTGATCAGCTTATCTAACCGCAGCAAGGTTCTGGATAAAGAAACAAACAATCGTTTCAAAGAAGAAGGTAACCTTACCTTCGACTTACTCCATAACCGAAGTGAAAACCTGGGGGGCAGTGCAGCTAACTTCAAACTGGAAGCATTGCTATCACTGATCCCAATGTTCTGTATGGGTGCCTCGACTACAATGGACAAAGTGGAGATCTTCCTGATCGATGATGACAAATCTGTCATTAACAAAGTCAGAAAGTACCTGCCTAATGTTTGCTCAATCCTGGTGCCCAAGTTTAGCGTAGAGGAATCATGGTAAAACTTTCCATTGAACTCAAGTACCTTAAACCAGAAGCAGGGTTATACCTTGACTGTCCCGAAAGCATCACATCACTGGCAAGCCAGTTGATTATGGGTGCTCCAGTGGCTGAAAGTGTGTATCAATGCACTGGTTTCTGGACGTTGCTTAATGGGCAGCTGTACTTTCTAAACCAGAAAGTCACACTGGTACAAGAAGAACCTGATAAGGCTATCTTTGTTGAGAACCTTAAAGGTATTACTAAAGGTCTTCATGAGATTAACTTTAGTCGTCTACGTCTTCGTAACCATAACCAGAAAGGGTTCATGAAAGCGATCAACGCCAAATTTGCTAGTTTATGGTCAGATAATTCTGAGCATTCAAAGTAAATTACGTTACAATCCATTTCATGTAAGTGAATTGGAGTAGTGTCATGACCCCAGATCAGCAACAGAACTTTTATGTTCAGCTACTGGGTGCTCTCCTGATTAGTACGGTCAGTGGTGCAATCTCCGTTGGGAGACGAATCCTACGCTATGGTCAGGTAACCTTCGTTGCAGCAGCTACAGAAATGTCAGCAGCTCTACTCGCAGGCTATTTGGCATGGGATGCATACCCTGTAGTGGCAAGTCAGTTGCCTACTGGGATTACGCAACCCATATTCACTTCAGCATCTGCCTATCTGGGGATTAAGATCTTTCAGTATGTGGAGAGGCTGTTTGAAGGCAAGACGTCCTACACAGGTTCACCTAAGTAACCTCAAGCCCTCTTCGGAGGGCTTTTTATTAAGGAAACTATTATGAGCTTTCGCGGAAAAGTGTGGTGCATACTAGCAATATTGCTGGGTGCCTTCTGGTTCTTGGCCTATCAAGCCAATGAACTCGTTATGAACCTGTTAGCACTGGTACTCAAATGAAACCATTCTTGAAATGGGCAGGTGGTAAATATCGCCAGCTTCCTCAAATCCAACCATTCTTAGTTGGTAATCGTCTCATTGAACCTTTTGTGGGTGCAGGATCAGTATTTATGAATGCTGGTTTCGATAAGGTGGCTATCAATGATGTGAATCCTGATTTGTGCCAGCTCTACTTAGCCCTCATCCATAATGGTGATTATGTGTTGAACCAGGCAAAGAAACTACATGAATGGTGTAACTCAGAAGCTCGCTACAATCAACTCAGAGCTAACTTTAACAGTGGCAAGTTCAACTCCCTGTCTAAAGCCGTGTTCTTCCTGGTACTCAATCGTACTGGCTTTAATGGCTTGTGTCGTTACAACAAGAAAAAGGAATTCAATGTTCCTTGGGGCCAGAAAGAACAACCTTACTTCCCTGAACAGGAACTCAGAGATTTCATCAATTCTGGTTTGAAACCAACGGTAGCAAACATAGACTTCATGTTATTTATGGACACTGCTCAAGAAGGTAATGTTGTATTTTGTGATCCACCTTATGAGCCTATGCCTAAACATCAGGGGTTCACAAGCTACAGTGGCACCAGCTTCAAGTGGGGAGATCAGAAACGTCTGGTAGGTAAAGCTCTTGAGCTTAAAACCAGAGGTGTAAGAGTGGTCATTACAAACAGTAGTGCTCCACGCTTAGTTGATCTCTATACCAAAGCTGGTTTTGACATTCACCCATTAACTGCAACTCGTAGTATCTCAGCTAAAGCTGAATCACGAGAAGTAGTCAAAGATATCATTGCTGTTCTGAAACCATGATTATCAGTTCAACCTTTAACATCTGTCCAATATGTGGGATCGAACGTAGTAAACGTGTGCATTCTAAATGCTCTAAGATCCTTCAGAAGCGTGCTCAGAACCCTGCTGTACAAGCTGAGTATGCAACCATTCGTAGAAATGCCCGAGGCTATGACAGGAATGAGGTAGTGCATACTAACCGCATTAGTCGTATCAGGGCTGCAACTCATAGGATTGCCTCTCTATGACAGACAAAATTCCAGCTGAGATAACTATCTTTTTCAGAAATAAGGGCTCACCCACTTTCCGTGCAAATAAGCTAGTGGAAAGCCCTAGTGCCTTTCATTTTGGAAAGATAATCGTACCTTTTGCCTTTATCAAAGATACTGCGGTAAAGGATCCTGACAACCTTTTAGGTTTAACAGGATAATAAAAAAGCCCCCAACTGGGGGCTTATTCATACTGAGCTTTATTACTCAGCTTCGGTGACAGTCACTACGCAGGTAGTGGACTGAATCTCTTTGCCAGCTGCGTCATAGACTTCAGCATGGTAAGGGCCAGCCATATCCAGAGTAGCTGCACCCAGGTTAAGGGTAGAACTACCCAGAGTCTGGATAGCAGAGCCACCTTTAAACCAGGTAACGCTGTAAGGTGCAACACCGCCAGTAGCGACTACTGCGAGTTCCAGAGCAGCACCTTCAACAACAGTTTTGGTAGCTGCAAGATCAGTAGTCAGGCTCAGGGCTGACGGCTTAGTGTATGCAGCACCAGTGATATCTTTATTCACTGCCGCAGCTACATCAGCAGGCACTTTAGCCATACCACCCATTTTCAGGGGGATAAAATCATAGCCTTGTGCCAGCACATCATCGGTAGTGATAACACCAGCACCGATAGAGGGGACTTTAGACATAGGTGTTTCCTCTTCATGAAAAGTCTAGTTAATGTACATCATTCTACTGGTTTATACGAAATAAACCAACTTAGTATTACTTGCCTGATTGGATGGAGTCGTAGGCTTTTTCACAGGTGAATCCAGCACTACTGGCTTTGTCGGCGTAGTCAGCCAACTGTCTGTTTCGTTCGAGAGATTTTTCGAGCACGTTGGCAAGCAGATCGAGGGCTTCTCTGGCTGTCTTGCCTCTTTGGGTAGTGCCGGAATCTTCGGAACTGGTGTCGGCAAGTAAACGGTTGATCCGTTGCTGCAACCTACCAATAGAAGCATTGGCACTATCAGCGTCAGAGCGAGCTTGTGCGAGGTCTTTAGCCCCTTGCTGTGCGATTGCATCAACATTGTTTTGGTACTCCCATTCTTTGACTCTGGCCTCCTGAGTAGCTTTAGCAGAAGCATCACTGTATTGCTTCTCTAAACCAGAATACTTAGCAGACCAGTGGTTATCAGTTACAACATAGGTTAAGTAACAAGCCCCGGCAAGTAAAGCCAGGGCCAGAACAGAACCTAACAAAACAGCATACTGTTTAATTAGATCCTTTATCATTAGGCTTCTCCTGAGAAACCAGACGAGCAACTATAGCCGAGATACCCAGGAAAGTTGTTAGTCCAGCAAGAGCATGTGGAGGTAATGAATCTTTGAACTCCTGTGGGAAGTATCCCCAGATTTCAGGAAGCGCAACGATCACTACCATAATATGAATAGAATACCACTTCCATGCTGACTTCCAGTTCTCTACAAGTTTCATGCTGCGGCTACTCCCAGTTTAATTGCTTCATCACCTGATTTACCATCCCAAAGAGCAAGGTTAGCAGCACGACGACGTACTAGACCTTTCATGACTTTGCCGTTAGCCATACGGAATTGTGGGATACGTTTACGCATCTCAATTTTATTACCCGATGCTACAAAGTCATCAAAGTCACCATTGATATTATCAGGGCGAATGAAACCAGATCCCATATTAAATACCATATCCACCAGACAGTCGAACTGGCCCTGAGTAAGGTTATGGCTATACTTGTTCACTTCTGCCTCGGCTTTAGCAAGATCAGCATCAAGCAACTGTTCAGCTCTGGTTTGTGAAATTGCTAACCCAGGGTAAACATCTGGGCCAGTATGCCCATAACCAATAGTCCAAGGCTTACCCCCAGTAGCTGGATCAGGGTAAGCACGCAGTTTCAAGGATTCAAAATACTTAGTTACTTTGCGCCCTTCATTAGACATTTTCATACTAAAATCCTCATATAAAAAGCCCCCGAAGGGGCTTAGGTTTATTCTAGGGTAGCCTTCAAGGCAGCTTCTGCCTCTTCAAATGGATTACCAGTGCCTGAATATTCAAATTCCAAAACACCTGATCCACTGTGGTCAAACCCTTCTGGTGTTACAGTATATTCTGCAACACCTTGGTTACCAGACAAAGAAACAAGCGACACAACAGCGTAAGTCACCTGTAGAGTTTCTTCTGGGCATTTTACAGCAGCCCCGAGAAGAGCAGGGTACGACTTCACACAAGGAACAGTTTTAGAAATAGTGAATGCCATGATAGACCTCTTACAGATTCATTAAAATTGGGGAAATTTTCAGAACACCGACAACAGCTGAACTTAATGTCAGGTCAACACCAGTGAACCCTGAAGCAGCAAAAGTGATCGCCATACTATTGTAAGAACGACTACTCAATGGGGTTATAGTCAGACCAATGTTGTTCTGCTTATGTATGTTAACTTCATAGCTGCAATGCTGAGTCCCAGAAGAGGTAAATGACACAATCAGTTTGATCACAGCCCCATCAGCAAAAGCTGTTAAGGGGAAAGAGTACAGCGTTGTTGTACCATCTGTGATGATTTCTTGGTCAAATACAGAACTCGTTGAAGCTAAAGGGGCAATGCCCGATACACCTATCATAAATTACCCCCAATACTCTGTAGTGTTAAAAGCAGCGCCACTGGACTGATCAGGCAGGTCAGTCTGACGGAAAGACACTATAATAGTGTTATCTTCCACAGTTGTAATACTGATACCTGAAGCAGTCCTCGTAATTTTAAATTTAGTTATTGGATTACAGTTAGATGTTTCCACGATCAATGGGGCATTAATTGCGGTGCCTGTAGTACGTCTAGCAGTAGCCAACCGGAATGTAGCATACCAGGTAGACCCTGTAATAGTAATACGGCTAGTTTCATTATAACCTGCAATCTGCACTGTAGTTCCCGCAGTAGCAACATTCCAACGCTTAGTCGTTGGGGTTGAGATCCCAGAGAAAGATAAGTTACCCCCAGAAGGGCCAGTAGGGCCACCAGATTGGCGTTGTATCAAAGTACCTTTGTCATAACCTGACCAAAGAGACAGTTCACCATAAAAATTAACAGTAGACCCTGAGGCAATTACCTGACCGAAGGAATGTTCAGCTTTCAGGTTACCATAGAAGTGAACGTGCATACCTGAGCTATTACGAATAATAGGGGCATAAGAGCCTCCCCCAGATTTCCAGAAGTTAGCATTCATTGGTGCATTATATGGTTGGCAATTTGCCCCAATTAACACACAAGGATGAATACTAGCAGAGGCGGAGGAGATATAACATCCTTCCCCTAAACCACATCCGTGGAAAGAGGTATCACCACCACCTTTCTCGTATGCAATAGAAACAAGACAGGCACTATTCCAGCGACTGAACTCAGGCACACAAAGTTCGGTAAAGGTGCCAGCAGCACTACCATTGTTGAATACAACACCATAACGGTTAGTGCCATAGGTATTGTTCTTAGGCTTCAAACCACAGCAACCAACCAGTTTAATGGCAGCTGTATTACGGTTGCCCGTGAAGTAGATACCTTCCAGCTCTTTTATTACTACCGTACCGGATGCACCATAGACTGTGATCGCAGTTTCATATGCTGGCTGTCCTGCATCATCAACTTGAAGGGTAGTATCAAAACCTTCACCCCCATTACCTAATGAAGTGTAAACCAGTTGGGCTTGTCCATTACAGAAAGGCAGGCGTACAGCACGGGAAAAAGATCCATTGGTGTATCTGTAAACCAGAGGGCTTTTAATGGTATATGTCTCACCATCTAGCAATTCAACCTGCTTGTTATCTGCGTGTGCAGCAGCAAATGCAGGTGCCCAATCCCAGGTGGTATAATCAGCACTCGGACGATCAGTAACGTAACTGGAATAGTCCCACAGTGTTGCAACATCATGGGATTTTGCCTGAGCTAGGTAAAAAGTTCCTGTACTGGTATTGAGGGTTAACACCCCAGTAGTTGAGTCATAAGACCAACCAGTTGGGGTGCCTGTAGCAGTGCCTCGCATCCAAACTTTTTGGCTGGACTCATCAAAAAGCAGTTTGTAGGTATCGATCAAAGTATTGGTATTGATAAAACCTACATCTTTTAAGCCAACATTGAATATGTTGGCTATCGTTCGCCTATTAGTTTGTTTAGCCACCGGGCCAGTGGGTTGAGTAAACATCTTATTCATGGGTTAATCCTCATGTTGTAGTTTTAAGCCCCTCGAATGAGGGGCTGGAGTACTATGACCAAACCAGGGTTAGTAACTTACGGAATCCACCAGACTCTACCAGAATATAGCGAGTACCTGGTGCGGATAAAACGAAGTTGTAAGAAACTGCACCAGAATCTGGAATTGCAATAATCTTACCACGAGTTGCCGCTGTGTTTAGGAGTTCAGTAACATTAGTTAGCGTCTTATTTGCCGAAGTAACCGTAGACTGATCAGAACCATCTGAGTTGGCTGAAATGGTGAATGTCACTGGTTGCACTGCTGCGGCATCTGTAACTGTACTGTTATGCGGTCTACGAATAGACAGAGCCACAGATATAGTAGCACCAGCAGCAGCAGTAAAATCACCTGTACCTGCGATGTAGCATTCAGGAAAGAACTTACAACCATAGTAGTTAACATTGCTGATCGTGGTTACCGGCATACGAGAGAAGGTATTGTTATCGATTAAGTCGATAGTACCCGCAGCATAGCTGGTATTATTACGTAAGTTACCGCCTACATCACCTATAGTGGATTGGTACATATCCACATTCTTAATGGTGATTTTATCTGGGTTGTTTAACCCAGTACGGCCTTCAACATAGATAGACCAGTTGTTAGCACCACCAACATTACCGCCAATGATTTTACCGTAACGAACCCCAGTAAAACCTATGGATCGATACTTGTTACCCTGACACTTATTGTTCAGTAACTCTGCCCCGAAGATGGCAGTAGTACGACCAAAGATCAGGATGCCAATGCGGAAAGCATTGATACAAGTATTGTTATGAACAGCAGCCACTTCACCCAAACCACCCACAAAAATATTATCAACACCATTACCGGTCGCAATATTATCGTGGACTAAGTAAGTTTGTTTAGCCTCAAAGATATCAATACCGTTGTTACCATTATTCTCAGCGATACAGTTACTGATTGAACCTTTGTTAACGTAACCTAAGCCAATCCCAATGTAGCCATTACCATTGGCACGGATTTTAGAGAGGCTGTGGTAGCCGTTATAAGCACCACTGTTGTGATAGAAACCAGTCCAACCGTTATTCATGCACTCAACTTCACCGAGTACATGGATAGTCCATCCCTGAGTAGCATTACCAATACGAATACCATTGTTATCGTATCCCTGGTTTAAGGTAACGAACTGCCCAGCGTAATGTTGATAACGTGTGCCTGAGTCAAACAGAGTTGCACCAGTGCCATCGTTGTAAAGCGTAATATTATTACCAGAGATCGATAATATTTTGTAACGCCCAT